GGGCAGGACGGTATGCAGCATAGTGACGATCTCGCGGAAAGGAGTACAGAAATGGCAAAAGTAGGGCAGATTTCTAACAAGGGAAGTCAATGCGGATCTGTTTATTCTGATAATGGCAATTCTCCAACACTGACCGCCGGAACGCATGGAGATGCGAACTCAAAGGTTTGCACAGAGTACCGCATAAGAAAGCTCACTCCAAAAGAGTGCTGGCGGCTGATGGATTTCTCAGATGCAGATTTCCATAAGGCGGAGAAAGTAAATAGTAACACACAGCTTTATAAGCAGGCCGGAAACAGTATTGTGGTAAATGTTCTGGTTGCAATCTTAGGGCAGTTATTCCTTGGAAAAGAGGATGTTTATAGAGACTGCAAAGTTAAGACTGAAAATTTTTTTGGAGAAAATGTTTAGTCAGACAAACAAAAAGTGAAAGAAAGGAGAAAAATCGGTATGCTAGGAAAAACCGCAAAGGAAAAACAGACAGACAATAAAGAGACTGAGTATGCTTCCTACGAGATTTGTCGGAAGAGCAAAGTCGGAGAGTATATTCAGGCAGGGCAGGAGTTTTTTGTGGCTGATATGAAAAAGAAAAAGATTTACAGCTCCAACGATCTGCGCCTGAGAGAGTTATCGGAAAAAGTAGACTCTGAGGACACATTCGTATTCAAAGAAGCAACTTATATGTAACACCAGAAAGGAGAAACAGAGAAGTGGGTAACAAACACGTTATATCCGACCTCTACCAGATGCAGTCCTTACCGCTTAATGCAAAAGTCAGAATGACACAGTGGAGAATCAGGGAGTGGGTAGATGAGTACGGCGAGGATGGCGTATATATCTCTTTCTCTGGCGGAAAAGACAGTACAGTTCTACTTGATATTGCGAGAAAACTGTACCCCAACATTAAGGCTATGTTTGTTGATACAGGTCTTGAATATCCTGAAATCAGACAGTTTGTAAAACAGTTCAACAATGTCGTTTTGATAAAACCGAATATGACATTCAGACAGGTTATTGAAAGATATGGCTACCCATTCATCAGCAAAGAGGTTTCCGAGTGCGTATACGGTGCAAGGAAATTCTTACGCGGGGGGGTACAACCTATTCTACCGTAAACTCACTGGATCTGGCGAGTATGCAAAAGCCGTCCAGGGGGGGGCAGACAACAAGTATAGAAAACTTAGGGGACTGGGAGAGTATACCCGTCAGAGTAAAGATTCTTTTCGGAGCAATGACGATGGGGAATATCCCTAACGGAGAAAGAAGTAAATACAGTTGTGAAAGATACAAGTTCTTTATCGACTGTCCGTGGGAAATATCCTCCGAGTGTTGCAAGGTAATGAAAAAGGCTCCGGCTCATGCCTATGCCAGACGAACAGGCCGTAAACCAATGACGGCTCAAATGGCGAGTGAGAGCAGATTAAGAACGCAGCAGTGGCTTAAAAATGGATGCAATGGATTTGATATGAAATCTCCGATTAGCAACCCTATGAGCTTTTGGACGGAGCAGGATGTACTTCTTTACATACGGCAACTGCAAGATGAATACGACCAAAACTTAGCGGTTTGTAACATGGAAGTCCGGCACAGGGTAGATAAAATTCAGCGAAGAAAAGCCAGACAATACATCAAAAAGAATCCGAAGAGATTTGAAATCTGTTCTGTATACGGAAAGGTTGTAACAGAGGATGAGGCACACGGTCAAATGACATTAGCTGATGTAAGCAATATGGAAATCTTTGACCTTGGCAGACCAGTTCTCAAAACGACTGGATGTGAGCGCACTGGATGTATGTTCTGCGGCTATGGATGCCATCTTGAAAAGTCCCCAGGAAGATTTGAAAAGATGAAACTCACTCATCCCAAACAGTATGAGTACATTATGAAACCTTGGAATGAGGGAGGACTTGGATTCAAGGAAATTATTGATTGGATCAATGAACATGGAAATCTAAATATCAGATATTAGGAGGTAAACAGTATTGACACAGGAGCAGATGAGAAAACAGCGGAAATGAGAGATGCAGTGATTGATGAAATCGCAGATGTACAGATCATGCTTACGCAGTTGGGAATTGTTTTTAACTGCGTGGCGGAGGTTGAAGATCGAATTGATTTCAAAATCAATCGCCAGATGGGGCGAATTAAGGAAAGAGAGGCAAAACGTGATGTTTGTTAAGTCTCAGGATGGAGCGGTAGTTCTGAACAACGACAAGGTAACAGAATACAGCACGGACAGCAAATATGATGGGCGGTACAAAGTTGCTGCCCTCGTAGGAGAAAGCAGAGTAGTGATTGGCAGATATTCTACGAAAGAAAAATGCAGAATGGCGATTTCGATGCTTATGGACTGCTACACCATGAATTTGCTGTTTGCGAGAGGCCAGGATGAAAACCCCAGAGACTTAGTATGTGAATATGTGGCGGATCAACCACTTGGAGTGTTCGAGATGCCGCAGGAGGATGAAATCGAATAGGAGGACACTATGAGCAAAGAGTTTTATAGAGGGGAAATCTTCTATATCCGCAACGAGAGTGGATATAGCGGAAATGTACAGGGGGGGGGTAGACCTGCGGTAATCATAAGCAATGATATTGGCAACAATGCAGGTCCTATCTTGGAAGTGGTTTACCTTACCACTCAGGAAAAGAAACCGTTGCCGACACACGTTAAAATCAACAGTTCAAAATATCCGTCAACCGTTCTTTGCGAGCAGATTGATACGGTAAATAAGGATAAGGTTGGAGATTACATAGGGCAGTGTTCTATGGCGGAAATGAAAAAGATTGATGCAGCGTTGGCAGTAAGTATCGGCATTGGAATTAACATCAAATCGAATGATCTGGTAAAGAAGTGGGCGGAAGCTGCAAATGAAGCAGTGAAGCCAGACGAGAAAGAACCTGAACCTATTGCAGAAAAGGTGGAGATGCCGGACATTGAGACACAGTTGGAAATCGCAAAGATAACTGCTGAGAGGGACGTATATAAACGATTATACGAGGAAGCAATGGCGCGGAGATAGGAGGAAACATGGCTCTGATAAAGAGAGACAGAGAAAACTTCTGGATGCTAAATTGGCTTGATGAATACATGACCGGCCACAAAGGATTTATATGTGGAGGATGTTTCAAAAACATATTCAATAAAGAAAAGGTAAAAGACCTTGATATTTTCTTTGAGAATGAAAGTGATTTTGATGATGCGGTACAGTATTTTGACAGCCAGACACCCGGATATGACGGAGACGATGTAAGAGATGAGAAATATCATTTCCACTACGAAAACGACAATGTAAAGGCGTACAAACACATTGAAACAGGTGTTGTGATTGAACTTTGTTGCAAAATATTTGGAAAACCGGAAGAAATTCTGAATAAGTTCGATTTCACAATCACGAAGTTCGCATATTACAAAGAGGAAGTAGAGGATGAAACTGGTGCGGTAACGAAAAGACAAGAACTTCCGTTTGAAACTCTGGAAGATGAGCATTTCTTAGAGGAAATTGGAATACCGGAAACACACATTGAGTACAAAATCCTGATGGATGATGCGTTTTTTGAACATCTGCATCTTAAACGGATTGTAATTGATAAAGATATTCCGTTTCCAATGAGCACTTTTGAACGGATGCTGAGATATGCAAAGTACGGATATTTCCCATGCAAAGAAACAAAGATGAAGATAATCAATGCACTTAGGGATTTGACAGACGAACAGGTTGAATTATCTGAAAGCCTTTATGACGGCATGGATTAAGGAGGAAATATGAAAAAGACAGCGAGAGTAATAGTGACATTAGCCTGTAACAGAAAATGCCCCGGATGCTGCAATGAGACAATCGGAAAGGTTGCAAGTATTGGAGATATTTCGGTTCTCTCAGACTATGAGGAAGTTGTGATAACCGGCGGAGAACCGATGCTCAACCCGGATAGCCTGTTGAGATTTATCAAGGCACTGAAAAAGCAGAACAAACGGCAGAGAGTGTATCTGTACACGGCTTGTTTATCAATGGATGATTACGGAAAGATCCTTAATCAGTTGGACGGAATCACAGTAACGCTCCATGCCGAGGCAACGGATGATGATATTCGCAATCTGAAATATATGAGCCACAACCTCTATGGAGAGGATTTGGATATGCGGTTGTTCATCGACCGTAGAGTATATGAAAAATATGATTTATCCAATATCTGCCTGAAAACGTGGGATGTCGTGAGAAAACTGGAATGGAAAGAGAAGTGTGATCCGGCGGACAATGAGGATCTGCTTTTGTTCCATCTGTTTTAAGGAGAACACTATGGAAAATTACAAAGTGGTTTCAATAACGGACCGGGAGGGCAATCCACGGACAGACGGGAGATACCCTGACAGAGTAGGAAGAATATGTACCAAGCCAAACGTGAGAATTGGAGAACAGATGGTAATTCAGTGGATCTCAAATGCCGATGGCACGCCTTATGTCGGAGAACTCACAACGAGCATGGCAATCTCCTACATTGAGATAAAAGGGAAGATCACAGTAACAACGAGACATTCAGTATACACATTTGAGAAGTTATGAGAGAATCAGAAACTTTTGATTACATCCGCCGGAAGTACCCGGACAAGGAAGAAAAATGGAGAAAGGTCACTCAGCTTGTAAAATTCGACGAGGATTTGGAAGTTAAGAGCGTGCATGATTTCAACATCAACTGCTACATATCAACATTTGGGAGGCTTATAAGAAACGGAATCCTCTGCAATATGGCATACGGAGATAAATATGATATTTCCAGTATGTTCACAGACACGGATGGAAACCAAGTACGGTTTAAGAGACACCAGATTGTTATGCAGACTTTCTTCATGGGAGACAGACGGCGGTATGACACCGTAGACCATATAAATAACATGGAGAGATTCGATAACAGCATATACAACCTCAGATGGGCGGACAAGGGCGTACAGTGTGGAAACCGAAAGGATAAGCCAGGGAAACACAGAATGGTTATCTGCATAGGCGATGAGGAAGAAATCTTTTTCTCATGCCGGGAGGCGGAACGTCTGTACAATCTACCGCCGAACTCGGTTGGTAAGGTATGTCGTGGAGAACTGGAATCCATATATGGTTATAGATTTGGATATTTATAAGGAGATCAGAGATGGGAAAAGATTGGACCGGAAACGGCAAGAGTATTTTTACAACCCTTGGCGCATCCAACCACACAGAGAAAGAAAGAGAGATTAACGACTACTATGCGACAGACCCTATCGCAGTAGACGCATTGTTACAGGGGGGGGGCAGAGCTGAATCGTAAGATTTGGGAGTGCTCTGCAGGACAAGGACACTTATCAGAACGTCTCATAGAACTCGGTTATGAGGTCCGCAGTACGGATCTTATCGACAGAGGGTATGGAGAGGGCGGAATAGACTTCTTGCAGACAACAGAAATGTGGGATGGCGATATTCTTACCAATCCTCCATACAAGTATGCGAAAGAGTTTATTGAGCACGCAATGACGATCATACCAAACGGGAGAAAAGTGTTCATGTTCCTTAAATTGCAATTTTTGGAGGGAAAAGCCAGAGGCGAGCTGTTTAAGAAATACCCTCCGAGATATGTATATGTGTCACGCAGCCGTATTCTGTGCGCCAAAAACGGAATGTTTGAGGAAATGAAAGCCGGAGGCGGAAGTGCAGTTGCGTATGCGTGGTATGAGTTTCAGAAAGGTTATAAGGGAGTGAGTATTATTAAGTGGATAAATTAGATTTTGGTTACTACAACATGGACTGTATGGCCGGCATGAAACTTTTCCCTGATAAATACTTTGATGTGGCAATCGTAGACCCACCATACGGGATCAATGCGCCGAACATGGCGATGGGAACCAATAAGAGCCGGACGAAGAACGGTTATCCAGCCGAAAGCACCGCAAGCAGATTAAAACGGAGCGGACAGGTAAAGGAATGGGATAGCAAGCCGCCGACAGAGGAATATTTCAAAGAATTGTTCCGAGTATCGAAGAATCAGATTATATGGGGTGGAAATTACTTCAATCTACCACCAACAAAGTGTTTTGTTGTATGGGACAAGGTGCAGCCGTGGGATGCCTTTTCACAAGCGGAGATTGCGTGGACTTCTTACAATCTCCCAGCAAAACTGTTCAGATACTCAAACACTGGCGGAGCAAATTCAGAGAAACGCATCCACCCAACCCAGAAACCAATAGCATTGTACGAATATCTCGTAGGTGCTTTTAAGCTATCGGGGGGGGTGGTGCTTGACACCCATGTAGGATCCGCGTCAAGCCTCATAGCATACCACAGAACAGGTGTGAAGTTTGTAGGGTTTGAGATAGATACCGAGATGTATGAGGTCTCAAATACAAGGTTAGAAAGAGAAAGAGCACAATTATCATTATTTGATTTGGGAATGGAAAGGAACGATAACAGATAACAGATAATAGGAAAGGAGAAACATGAGGGTAAAAAAGGTTTGCAGATGCAAAACTTGTCAAAAAATATACCCCAACGGAATTGTGGAGATATGTAATTGCGGGACTATTTTGGGAGAAAAGATACCGAAAGCTGAAAGATTAAGCAAAATGTTCATTCCGGGCGCAACAATTACATTCAATCCAGAGGCATTTCAAGGATATGAAGAGGGGGTATTAAGAGCGACCGATAATTGCGAAACCGTTGTTGCAAGAAAAAGATTTTTACGAAGATGGGAGGTTATTTAGCTGATGAGTAGTTTTGTACAGATTTATGCGGTAGATTTCGATGGAACGCTCTGCGAAAGCAAGTGGCCCGGAATTGGCGCACCTAACAAAAAACTGATACAGCACCTCGTTCAACGCAGAGCAGAGGGCGCAAAAGTGATACTTTGGACTTGCAGAGTGGAAGAACATCTGAAAGAGGCGGTGGACTGGTGCGGTAAATTTGGTTTGGAGTTTGATGCAGTCAACGACAATCTGCCTGAAAATATTGAAAAATATGGGAACAACCCAAGAAAGGTGTATGCCACTTGTTATATTGACGATTTAGCCGTGGATAAAAACAAATATGATCTTCCGTTTCATACTGACGAAGAGATAGACTACTCAAAATTCGATAAATACCCTATCGGAAGTGAGTGGATGTTAAAGACGGAATATGCAGAGTTACCAGTGATAATAGAAGAGGTAAATGCTTTTCATGGGTATATCAGTGCGAGAAGCACGAGTGAAGAGGACAAATTTAGATTTTTCAAAGTCCGCCGTGATATTGAATGGTTTTACGACAAATTATTTCCAAAGGAGTGATTCAATTATGAAGAAAAAGAAAATCAATCCACAGGAATTTGACTGTGGATGTTGCGGAAATCAGATTTATAAGAGCCGTCTTAGAGACGAGGTAAAGTGCTGTTATTGCGGTTATATCAATTATGTAGGGAAATACACAGGTAGGAGGAAGAGACTTGGATAAAACGAAAATAGAGTGGGCTGACAGCACATGGAATCCGATTACCGGTTGCCGTCATAAATGCCCTTATTGCTATGCCAGAGGTATTGCAAACCGTTTTGTATCACGGAAAGGATGCCATCTGGTAGAACCTGAGACATACAAACTTGGAAACGATGGTTCTGAAACTTATGAGATCAATGAGCAACCGTATTATGTTGATGATGAGACCGGAAAACAATTTAGATGTGCCTATCCGCATGGATTTGTGCCGACAATCCACAGATACCGCATGGGAGAATACAGAGACAAAAAGAGGCAGAGAAATATCTTTGTCGGATCAATGTCGGATGTGTTTGGAGAGTGGGTTCCTGATAGATGGATCAGGGAAGTGTTTAATGCTTGTGAGAAAGCCCCGCAGCATAATTACCTCTTCCTCACGAAGAATCCCGGAAGATATATGGAGCTGCATCATTACGGAGAATTACCACTCAGAGATAATATGTGGTACGGAACGACAGTCACAGATCCAGATACGGAGTATATGGGACAGGACGGACACTATGAGTTCCATACGTTTTTGTCAGTAGAGCCTATACTGGCAGACTTCGGAGAACTGAGTGAGAAATCATACATCCCGGAGTGGATTATTGTAGGAGCGGAGACTGGCAGCAGAAAAGATAAAGTCATACCAAGACGAGAATGGATTGAAAACATTGTGGAGCAGTGCAGAAAGTATGGAATACCGGTATTTATGAAACCAAGCCTCACGGACATTTGGGGCGAAGAACTCATTCAAGAGTTTCCGAAAGCCCTTATCCATGCCTGATTTATTCCAGAGCATTGATAAGAATATGGTTAAATCGCCGGTAGCGTACTGCAAAACACACAAAGGGTATCTATCAACGAAGCAAATGAAAGTCCATAAATGCCTGCAGATAGGATGCACTGGACTGGAAAGGTTGGAACATCCCTATTGGGAGGAACGCCAACGGAAAAAGGATGAAGCAAAGAGGAAAAAGAAACAACAGTAAATTGGTTCACGTTTCATTTGATGAAGTAGAGAGATTTGTTCCGAGAGTTCCGAAACAGATTTGCCCGGATGAGGATAACACCACTCCGAGGATATGCGTAGCACCTAACATATTGAGCGCAATCCAAGCGATGCCGCAAGGCGGAACAGTAGCGTACAACATGGCAAGAATCGGCGTACCGGTTGTTATCCATGCGTATTACATAGAGAGTGATGCTATCCTTATGCCGGAGCAGATAGCGGATAAAGTGCCGGATGCCGTTGCCACAGGAGAAATGTGGGTTATGGAAGTTCCGGCAGCAGTCCGGCGGATAGATTACGAGATTGTTGATCCGTATGTACCTATGAGGATTGATAGGAATGGCACGAGAGAACGATTTCTTGTATGGTACGGAGAATTGAAACGGGTTCGGTATCAGGATAATTGGAGAAATCTATCTACCAGAACAGCCAGAAATCAAAAGGCGGTAGAGTGGTTTATGGAAAATAAGCCAGACATATCGTACAGAACATTTATGTCAAATATGGACGATGAACTATTGAAATCATTCCATGTGGAATTACAGGAGGTATGGGAGTGAACAAACAGAAGAAATTAGCAAAACAGAACACGCCGTTGTATAAGAGAGTACCGACACTTAATCTGGTGGACTATTCAGATATAAAAGTGCCGCTAGTAGTGATATATGACAGCCCGAAAGACTTTCCGGGAAAAGTGGTGGCAAGAGTATGGGACGGAGAGAAGAATCGGCCAACGAATGTTTACTGCGAATATGAAAATCTTAAAAGATGCGAAGATGATGTAATGTCAGCCGGATTTATTTTTAAGTTCCCAAGGACACCGGAGGACGATGCGTGCATTGTTGAAACATACATGAGATAGGAGGATCACAATGGCAAAGAAAAGAAGTTGCCGCAGAACTGCGGACGAGGATAAGATTCACGAAAAAGCCGTAAAGATGCGGAAAATGACAGATGAGCAGTTGGTACATTATGTTGAGGACAGAGTGGAGAAAGCCAGAAGTGAGGGTTTTAATCAGGGTAAAAAGTCCTCCGGCGGAGCGGATATTAACAAATTTCTCAAAGAGATTTCCTCAATCAAAGGAGTCGGAGATGCTACAATCTGCAAAATTGCGGATCATTTCAGAAAGACAGGAAACCAGAATGAATAAGACGGCTTTGCAGAGGTTCGAGGAACGGAACGAAAAGGCGTGCTGCCTTAACTGCGAAAAGCTGATAGTTAAACACACAAAGACAGGACATATAAATTTCTGCGGAGAGAGTGAGAAAATCATTCTGGATATGTTTCTTGATGTCGGAACCAACTTCTCAGGGTGCAAATATGCAAGAAAGGAGTCAGCCGATGATTAAAACATGGTTCAAGGAGTACGAAAAGATCAAGGACAAGGCAGTTGTGGTATATCCGTATGAATGGGATTGTATGTCAGAGAAACAGCGGAATAAGATTCTTTCTAAGAAAACCGTTATTATGAGCGGAGAAAGCGGATATGCCTGTAAATATTATGAGATTATCGGAAACGTGAATAATCTGTCTGACCATGACTGTGCAATCATAGCAGACGGCGGAAACCTCTGTTTTGGTTACAGAATGGAGGGACAGAGAATAGTGGTATATACAGATTAAGGAGGATATGCGATGATTACAGCAAAAGAATTGGCAGAAAAGCTCAATGGGAGAGCATACGGAGATAGCTTTGACGATGTGAAGCAGGAAGCAAAGGAAAGCGGTCTGGTTATTGTTTACGGTGCATCTGATGATCTCATGGAGTTTGATGGGGCAATCTATGATGAGGGCGGTTGCTTCGATGGAGGAAGAGTATACTTTGACAGAAACGGTGTGGATCAGGAGGGAGAAGAACGTGCAAACTGGATAGATGCTGTCTGGTGTGATGGCATGAACAGGGACGGACTTCCGGCAACGTGGACATATGAGACGGAAATTCCTTGTGAGAGATTTGATATTTGGGAAGATGGAGAGATTTATTGCGTAGGTCTGGTGTTCTCAATCGAGGATCTGAAATGAAAACCGCAGAAACCGTAGCATTGGAAAAGGCAATCAGAAGAGCCACATACAAAATGGGGACATTTGGCTGCTATGAGGTAACAATAGGATATGGCGGCAAGGAGCGTGTGGACTACATGACATACGACACAAAGGGCATTTTCCGATGCTATGAGGTCAAGGTATCAAAGGCAGATTTCCATAGTGCAGCAGTTAAATCGTTCGTAGGTCACTACAACTACTATGTGCTTACCAGAGAACTTTACGATCAGGTCAAAGGAGAGATCCCAGACTGGGTTGGTGTGTATATTGGCGATTACTGCGCCAAGAAAGCCAAGAAACAGGATTTATCCGATAGGGAATATAAAACACGCCGTTCAATCAATGGGCGCAGTACAGAGGTATCTACGCCGTGGGTGGAAATGCTCAAAGAAAGTATGATCCGGTCACTGTACCGTGACTCAGATAAGCTGATTCAGACAGAGGACGAGCAGTATATAAGCCGCCTCAGAAGTCAGATTGATAAGGCAAGGACTGAAAGGGACAGAGAATCCAAGAAGTACCTCAGATTATGGAAAACCGTAAGGAAAGAATTTGGCGATGAAAAGGCATGGGAACTCATAGAAAAGGCAGAGGAATAAAACCTCTGCCTTAAATCATTTTCTGCCATTTATGGCAATCACTACATCATCAAAACCAGAATCGGAGTAGCAAGTGCCCTCCTGAGAAAGAGTTGTACCGGGCTGCAATTCCTGGTTATCATCCATAAAAGATAATTCGCTAAAATTAACCATCTTCCCATCTTTAAGGTACACCACATCCATCCACACATAATCTGCGGCGGAAGTTCCGTTGTTTGTCACGGATGCAACAATGCCGCTGTCGGTAGTATTGTAGTCAACGGATAAGTCAGAATAGACAGGAGCGTATTCCTTTTCCTCTGATACCGACAGTGTGTAATCGAAACTATCAATCTTATCCCATTCATCAAATGTGGTCCATATACCGGCTGTTTGCCCTGGAGCAACCGCTTTTGTTCCATCACTGGAAGAACCAACCATACTGCCGGAAGAATCCAATGCGGTCACATTCAGATCAATACTCACAACCTTATCTGAATTGTTTGTTACATACATAACGTAATACATAAAAGAATCATCCACGGTGCAGGAATAATCCTGCGTACTCATCAAATCTGCAAGGTCTGTTTTGTCTTTACTTTCTGTCGTAGTCGTGACCGCAGTAGTGCCATTTTTGGTAGATGTACCGCCACCACAACCAGTCAAAAGAACAGCGGACAGCAACAGTATGGCAAAATATCTCATCTTCATAGACATATCCTCCCTATATAAATGTTTAGTCCATTATACATCAATGTGTCTATCAATGCCACATTATTCGCTTGCCTTGAAATTATATATAGGTTTCAGAATCGCAAGAATATCAACGGTTTCTCCAATACATTCCACAATCTCATCAATAGGCTTGTATGCCATCGGTGCCTCATCTATGGTTTCCTCTGATACGGAAGTAGTGTAGATGCCATCCATAGAGTTTGAATAATCACTCATGTTTAGAGTTTCCTTTGCTTTCATCCGTGACATAAGCCGTCCAGCTCCATGCGGCGCAGAACAGTTCCAATCCTCATTTCCCTTGCCAGTTCCGAGAATACACCCATCACGCATATTGATAGGGATAAGAACCTTTTCTCCGTATTTGGCAGAGATAGCACCTTTACGGACGATGTTGGAGTCATGGTCGATATAATTGTGGATGCACTCAAAATAATCCGGTATTTCTGCGCCGACTCCCCATCCCATATGATCGCATATAATCTGAGCAATCATAACACGGTTCATGTAGGCAAACTTCTGACATATCCTCATATCATGGAGATACTGTTCACGGTACTTATCCTCTAAATAACAGAGGTCTTTCGGCAATTTCGGAGTGACAGCACGGAAGTTTCGGCGCAGCTCCTTGATTGCGGATTCAATCTCAGATTTTCTTCCAGCTGCTTTGTAGTCGGCAATGAGCTTTTCCTGACGATCATACAAATCATCCTTACCGCACATCAACTCATAGGCAAGGTTCTGATAGTAGTCTGCCACCTGTTTCCCAAGATTGCGGCTGCCAGTATGGATAATCAGATACTTATAACCGTCCTCTGCAACATCAACCTCAATGAAATGATTGCCGCCACCGAGAGTGCCAATAGAGCGTTCGAGGCGTTTGGTATCTTTTAATTCCCGGTAACAATAAAGCTCTTTCAATTCTTCAAAACGCATTTGCCGCCCATCATGCACATTTTTCCCACTTGGAACATAGGTGCGGATAACACGATCTAAAGTATTCAATGTAACAGCATTAAAATCCCTATGCCCTAAACTGACGCAGAGCATACCGCATCCAATATCCACGCCAACGATGTTCGGAATTACTTTGTTACCGAGATCCGCAGTAAAACCAATGACACATCCCTTTCCAGCGTGAACATCCGGCATGATACGAACCTTACAGTCCTTAAAGGCATCCTGAGACAGAAGAGTGTTAATCTGCTCCAAAGCCTCATCTTCGATGGTTTTTGCATAAACTTTCAAATTACTCATAGTGATCCTCCTATACTTTGTATGTTTTATTATTTCCAGAATTTCCGTTGTATTTTGTGAAAGGCCGAACCCATACACGTTTGCCGGATTTGGTAGTTCGGTAGAAACCCCTCACACTTACCTGCTCAGTAGGTTTTGTGTAATGCCTCTTTGTACCGTCTGCAGGAATAGGTCTGCTATCAATGTGGTATGTGGTTATCAATGGTGTAGCACCGCCGGAACGGCGCAGGCTTTTTTGCTGCTTATGAGAAATGTGTTTCTCTTTCTGTTCCTTGGTCTCAATGCAGTTGCGGTAATGCGTTGCAAAACACATGAGAGAGTGGAACTTCAATGCCTCCTTGTATGGCGTTCTGTCAGCGGCAAGAACCATCCGGGCAACCTTTCGTTTCTCTTTGCTTAATCCGGCAGGAAAGACAATGTTTTCGATTTCCTGAGTTTTCGGATCATACCGATAATTGCAGACATACACACCACCCATATACAGATGCAGTCTGACGAACACACCCTCCTGCTCATAATAGAATTTAATATCTTCCTCCGGCAGTTCAACCAATGCGGAGGGGATGGGGATGCGGAACTCTTCGACATCCAACCAATCTTTATTTTGCTGATACCATTCAATGATCTTCTCTGTTTTCCCGATGGTATCGACTATGATTTTATTGCAGTTTGTAATATCAATCATGCCTAAGACCTCCATTTCTTCAATGGTTCCTTATAGCATTTGTCTATTTGGACACGTTCTTATCAAGCGGCATCGTGCGCTCCGCCGGAGATACGCGAATGTCAGGAGATCCCACTATCCTTATCCGGTTTCGCATTAAAGCCGGAAAACCTGTCAACCAACAAAGGGATGGTGTATGCCGTTATCAACCCTCATACCGGCAGCAGTTTTCACATTAAAAACTGCCAGAAACCTGTTACACGACACTCAAATAGACAAATCTTATAAGGAACCATTACTATATATGCGCCTCATTTGGGGCGGTAAATAATATCAACGTGGGAATCTAATGCCTGTTCAATCTTTTCGTCCGTAACACCCAAGTAACGAGCCGTAACGGCGGCGGAACTGTGCTGATACAGGCGGCGGACCAGTTCAATGTCCTTTCCATTCTTGTAGTAAATCTCTGTTCCGAAGTATTTACGGAACGAATGGGTGGATATATCCTCATATTCAGGACCGAGCCAGTCGCAAACCTTTTTCAGATGCTTTTGCACTGCCCGGACACCGATAGGGAATATCAGATCATCGCCCTCAATGCCCTCAGAGTCCGCATATTCAAGGAGGAAGTTGTAGACCTGTTCCTGGACTTTGAAACGGCGAACCTTTCCGGTCTTATGCTCAACGATATTGAAAGCGTGGCCGGATGGTGTCTTGATGAAAGAGGAACGCCGGAGGGAGAGCGTGTCTCCAATACGCAATCCTACATTCGCCTCAATAACGAGGATCGTAGCAATCCGGGGATTAGGCTGTATGCAGTCTCCAATGCCCTCATATAAAGTTTTTATGATAGTCTCGTACTGTTCATGCGTACAAGCTGTTGTTGTCTTTCCTGCCATTCTAACCATCCTCCTACTTACTGATTTTTCATCAAACCGGCAACGACATTGTTGATTGCCGTCTCAGATACAAACCCACCTTGCAACCTTACCGGGGAAAGAGAACCGTTAGGGAGAAAGAGCATATCGCCATGCCCCATGAGCTTTTCGCCGCCAGCCATATCCAATGCGACCATAGAGTTTGTGACTGTACCAACACGGAGACAGATCTTTGTAGGCATATTTGCCTTAATCAATCCAGTAACAACCTTTGCAACCGGGTACTGTGTAGCGATTACAAGGTGGATGCCACAGGCACGGGCTTTCTGTGCAATTCTTACAATATGTCCCTCAACGGATTTTCCACCCATACTCATAAGGTCGGATAACTCATCAATGAAAACTATGTCACGCCTCATAGGAGCATCTGCGAACTTTGTATTGTAGCTGTCAATGTCACGGCAGCCGGTAGAGGCAAGAATGGAGTAGCGGCGATCCATCTCAATACAAAGGTTCTTCAATAGTTCAACCGCACCATTTACCTCAGATACAACCGTACACGCTGCAAGGTTCTTGTAATACTCAAACTCTGTTGCTTTTGGGTCAATGATATATAAGTGCATCTGTGCCGGATTCTTTTTCATCAATAGAGACAAGATGAGGTTATGCAGAACGATTGATTTACCAGATCCGGTCATACCAGAAATGAGGATATGGCAAGCCTTGGCAATATCAATGTAATGCTTGGAACCGTCAACCGCCATGCCGATCGCCATTGTGAAACCACTGGAGGACTGATACTCATTATCAATGAGCATGTCGCCCAGGAACACGGTTTCTGTACCGGTCGGAACCTCAATATACACATAGCCATTATCAAATCTCAAAGAGGCGTTGCAATGTAAAGCTGCCTGAAATTCCTTTTCATGTCTCAAAATGGCTTGCACCTGAGTTCCGGGAGCCGGTTCAATAACATACTGTGTAAGGCGTGGTCCTTGATTGATTTTTGCAAGGGTGGAGCGGAGGCGGAAAGAGTTCAATACACTCAATATGGTTTCGGCTTCGTTCTTTACTCCATGAGATCCCCATGAGGTGTGATAAGTCATATTGCCATCAACGGCAGGGAAGATATACGGCTTTGTAAGTTCATACGCCGGAGCGGTGGCAGCGGTCTGTCTCTCTGCGGACTCTTTCAGTCCTGCATTGAGAAGTGTGCGGGCCTCGCTGTGTTTTCTGTTTGCGGTCAATGCCTCCATACAGTTAATAAATACGCTTTTCTTTCTCATGGTTCTCAATCCTTTCTTTACCGGATGCCGGTAGTACACAACTTTCTGTTTAATGCCTGTAATTCTTTGATGTGTATGTCAATAGCTTTCTGCGATTCAGTGTCACATACAAGGCGTTGCGCCTGCCCTGCGTTCTCTATCATCGTCAATACACTGTCACTCAATAATGTCTGTTCTCTATCTGTCAATGAAATAACTACCACGTTCATACCTCCTACAACATATCATTACTTGAAAAAGTATTCAAAAGGATCTCATTGTCGGTTTCTGTTATATCCAGATAGTTGCCGGAATCATCAATAATACTCAATGCTTTTTCTTTGGTTATAGGTCTTTTCTCTGCGCCCCTAAAAGCGAAGCCATATCGGAACATCAAAGGCTTTTCGGATGCCTCAATAACTTCCCTTGCCTTGGCTCTGTCCAAGGTGCCTTTATAGAATGACATTTCTAACATTTTGTGTTACCTCCATATTACAACGTGTTACATATCGTTACAATGTAACGGATTAGATTAAAATACTCTCAATCAATCGGCGGTTTCCGGGTGTAACCTCTCCGCCGTAGTTGGAAACGGTTAGAATCAGGTCAATAGCCGTTCTCAATCCTCGAAGCTCGGCAGATACCCGGCTGCGCTCATTGTGGTAATTTTTCAACGCCTCACGCTGAATAGGAAGCTCAATAGAAAGCTCAAAGCGTGTGCGGCGCGGTGTGGATGGGTTGTTATAGGTGCGATCCATTGCATCAATGGCAGCCATGCGGCGATCCTCTTCAATGCTCATGCGCTTTTCTGTTGCTTCAAGGCTTGACACCTTGGCTTGAAGTAACTCAAAACTGCTCATACCGTTCTCAATTCTCAATGCTGTATTATTCATGGTTTCTTATCCTCCTAAACTCAATATGTTATGCTGTGACTACTTCATAATTTGCCGGGATCCTGGTTGCTGGCATATAACGGCCGGATGATTGGCAGAACCAGAAAGGGCGTTTGAACTGATACGCCGCGGCGTGTTTCAATAGTTCGACGCTTTCCCCGGTGTGGAGAGTAAAGCGGATCACTGCGCCGACAGGTAAATTTTTCAATGCGTGCGGATCTTTCTTTGCTTCAATGTTCTTTCTGCATCTCTCGCGCCAGTTATTGGCATATTCTGAATCAGTAGGGGAGAGAAGAGAGAGAATAGAAGCCGGGCAATGATCTTCACATGGTCCAGAACTTTCTCCCATCGCCTTAACTCCAAAGTTGAAATAATCCCGGCTGTTGGTGTGCGTCAATACAACGGCGGCGAATGTCTCAGCCTCTCCGGTGCTCAATATGGTTACTTTAACAGCGGCGTAATATGTACCGCCTACCATTGCGGAGCGTACAACTTCGGCTTTCCTGGTGTCATTCTGCCAGGTGTAAAGTTCGTCAATTTCTGCTTTCCGGTCAATAGCTCCGGTTCTGGTGTAGTGTGTAGCGTGTGTATAATCCCATCCCATAATATAAAGGCCTCCTTAATCCTGCACCGGCTCACATTGCAAGCGGTGGTTTTTACTGAATGTTATCAATATATGTTTTGTGTGGTTCCTCTGTTTGAAATCCTCAAAGAATTTTATCAATGTATCATACTTGAAATAGTGCAAGCCGATTTCCCTATACTCAATATAGCGGCTGTCTGTTATATAGATTCCCTGGTTGTTTCCGTATTTCTTGAAAAACTGCATTTTCTCTATATACTCATCAATATTTACGGTTTGCCCCTCTTGCAGATGTTCCAATACTGCGGAACGGTTCAGACATTTATAAGCCATCCTAAAGCCTCCGATCTTTTAATATATCCGGCAGAGCCGGGGCGGATGATCCGCCGCCGTCCGTCTATGCCTGCCATACTCCGCAATATTTACAAGTGCTATTAGGTGCTTCGGGTTCTCCGAAGATAAACCGGCGGATCTGGTCTTGCATGGTGTCCGGGATAAGCCGCGCCCACTGTGTAGCGTTCCGCCATCGGTTCACGGCTCTAGTTGCAATATAAAGCCGGTTGCGTGTCTCTGTGTCCATTTGGAAAACCTCCGCCAATGTATCAACGGCGTTTTGTTCCCTGTCGTGAACCTCTCGCGCATAATTAACATGATTTTTTCGGGTTGTGATTTCCTCAAAGGGACCACGGTATAAGGTTTTAGAGCTATAACAATATTCGTTGTAGGCCTCATTTTCTGCGGCTACTGCGTCAATAAGTCTTTCAATGTTGATTTTCATACTATGCGCCCCCTTTCTTTTTGGGCTCCATCTTGGAGAGTTTCACAATATCATAAAATGGAATAGAGGAGCGGGAACCGCGGAAAGTGTCGCGGATGTCCTCAATATAATTGTATCGTGTTTTCAATTCCTCAATATCTGCGGCTATTTCCTCATATTCTGCCGGGGTCAAGTCGTGTAAATGGCAATGATCCCACTTTTCAAAGAAACGGCGAGCCGGGGAGAACTTCGGCAACAGATCCCGCTGAGCCTGTCCGCCTCTGGTGTAGTCTAGTTTACTTCTGCAGAACTCATTCGCAGAGGTTGAGAAGTACGGCGCGGAGTTGGTGCCGAGGGTGTAAAAATTTACTTCAAAAGTGATCAATTTTGAAATCTGGAAAACATACATAAATTCTTTCATAACTCTATACAACCTCCTTTGCTGCTTCTCTTGCGCCCCATTTTGTAGCGTGTTCCTGGAACTCTCCGACCGTCTCAACGTGGAGAAAGTCAGGAGAGAAACGGCGCACGGTGTAAGCTCTGCGGCTGCCGTCAAAATTGTTTTCACTGGTAACAAAACAGCGGTTTTTATACAAAGCGGATTCTATACGAGATCCCCAATATTTGAACGTTTCACGGTCGAAAAAGTGGCCTTTTCCGGTTCTATAAATGGCTTTCGCCTCTGATAATGTCATCATAATATATAAGCCTCCTATATTTTGAGAGGGAGCGCCCCGGAGGGCGCGCGCCTCGTTTCTGTCAATTAGTAATTTTCGTAATATTCATTAAGGGCGGTTTTTTCGTCCTCTGTAAAAATACGGTCAATAGCTGCCGCGGTACGCTTGCAAGCCTTATAGGCCTTTAAGCCTTTGCGAACCTGATCCGCTCCGCCGTCAATATATCCAAACTCTGCTAAAAAGTCCGCCTCATCTGTGCAGCTATCAGCACAAGAAGCATCAGACAAGAGACAATATAAACAATCTTCTTTTGTTGGCTCATGCGTTGCGCTTGGGTTGCATTGATAATCAAAAGTGTAGCGGCGATTATTTGCCGGGTTGACAATGCGGCATTTATAGAGAACGTGGGACGGTGTAAAAAGGTCCTTTTGTTCGTCTGCCTCTGTTGCTGTGAATCTCAAAGAATCAATAATTTTTTCTGCTGTCATGGTCTTTCCCTCTCTTTTCTGTTGTTCCATCCGGGAAAGCCTGTTATAATAGGAGACAAGCCCCGGAGGGGTGGCGGCGGTCCGTGTCGCTTGGTAGGTGTAGCGGATCGCCCTTTTTTATTTTGTTTCGAAGTCGTTTACGTCAGACTTGCAGACGGCGGCTTGCAGGGGTTCGCCTGTCCTATTCCCTTTTATGCTGCGTGTATATAGGCAACTCGTTCCAGCCATCGCCCCGGCTCAATAGTTCCGGAGCGGTTCCCGCTTTCCCCTGGGAGCGTCGGGGGCGTTAATCATTGTTAGAGTGCTAACTGCTTTCACTCGATGCCGGGCCGGTTTTATACCGCTTTCCCGATCTCGTGCGGTTCTGAAAGTTTCAAAGTGCTTTCATACTTCCAATAACTTAATTATCTTTTTTATATGTGCGGTGTGAATTGGTACACCCTAGCACAGGTTTACAATTTTCCTTTTGCCTGATATATGCACTCATTACCACAGGGGCAGCCCTCACAGGAGATACAAGCCGGAGGCGGTGGGGCGTGTGTTTCGGTCTCGTCTTAATAAGTGCCGCGCCGCCGTTGCCTTGGTCCGGGTTGGTTCCCTTGGTCCGGTCTGCGGTGCGTTGTTCTTTTGGGGTACACCGTGCGCCCTTGCCTGCGCTTGTTTGTTTTGTTGAACGTCCGGCGGTTCGTTGTTGTCCGTTGCGGTTCGTTCTTTATGCTTGTATTGTAAAGCGTATTCTTTACAAAGTCAAGCGAAAAATTTACAAATTATTGCGGTTTGTGAAATATGTATAGCCGACTAAACAAAATAAGGGCGGTTTGTTGTGTAAATTGTACACTTTACAAAGTGCAAGAAAACCCCGGCGCAGTGTTTACCATGTAAACGGCAGACTTGACAGGCGGCGCAGATTCCTATATATTAAAGGGGTACAGAGAGAAAGGAGGGCGGAGCCGGTGCGGTTGAGTTTTGGCGAAAAAATGCGCGTTATGATGAAACGGCGCGGGGTATCGGTGCAAGAGGTGGCGGATCGTCTGGGCGTGTCCCGGCAGAACGTAAACCAGAGGCTAAACGCCGATAAATTCACGCTTGAAGATATGGAGAAATACGCCGCCGCGATTGGTTGCGGTATAGAGATAGAAATAACAGAGCCGCCAGAGGGCGGAGCAGATCCACATAAATAAATAAGGATAGCCGAAAAAGTAGAACGTAGGGCACAGAGAGAAGCACAAGAAAGCTTTTCCCGGTGTCCTTTTTATTTTGCCCATGTGAGAACGTAGGACCGCCACAGAGGGCACAGAGGAAAGGAGGGCGCAGAGATGGCAACAGAGAAGAAAGAAACGGCACAGAGAGACGCGCAAGGCGTGAGAAAGCAGAGCTATAAACGTTTTAAGGAGGGGCGCGACTACGAACCCACGGACGCAGAAACAACGGCGGCTTTGTGTGATGCCTTTTTAACTGGATTCTTACAGACAGAGGAAACGCCGGAGGGCGGAGAGGTACAGAACAAAGGGGGACGGCCTAGGAAGTTGGAAACCGTAGAAGAATTTACAGAGGTAGCGGAAAAGTACATTTTATATATTAAGGATAGAGCGGCGGAGGGTGTGCGCTTGGTGCCTGACGTAGAGGGCTTTTGTAGTTTTGCCGGGATTTCTAGGGAAACCCTTAATAATTGGGAAACTGCCCGCCCTGGTGCGTATTCTGACACAATAAAAAGACTGAAAACCAGTATTGCGGCATTTAAGAAACAACTTGCCTTTGCTGGCAAGATCCCGCCGATCGTATTTGCTACGGATATGAACAACAACCACGGCTACACGCAGGCGGCGCAAAAGATAGATTTAAACGTAGGCAAGCAGGCGGCAGAACTGCCAACGGCGGCAGAGATCGCGCAGCGTTTACCGGTGGAAATGAGCGGAAAAGATCCGGCAGACACGGACGGAGATATAAATATATAGAGTTTATGCGGTTTTGCGGTTCGTTTTCTTTTACTTTTACGAACTCGGACAGATCCGGCGGCGGTTGGTAGGATGCCAGGGCGCAGAGGTCCGGCAGCTTATACCCTGGGGCGGGGGTGTGTGGCGGAGCGATCCCGGGGCAACTCACCCCTCTGAGTTCCCGAAAAATTAAAAAGCCCCAAACCACCCCAATCGTAAAATGGCAAAGAACCCTATTACCGTAAACCACCCAATTTACAATGTAAGTACAGATACGGCATCCAGATAACAGATGGAAAGTGAAAGGTTTACAAAACACCAAAATCCAAAATCGGCGGATGCCTACCGGCATAGAAAGAGAGAAATATGGAACAGAACAAAGAAACAGTAACACAGAATGAACAGAGAGAGGCGGAGGTATGCAGAGAGAAGAAACAGACCACATGGGACAAATGGAAAGAGGACACGCTGCGGAAGTTCAACCGGACTGCATGACAGAGGCATACACCGTAGGAATCTCTGAAACGCATATCAGAACTAATGCAGCGGTATTCCGGGTGTGGCAGATGATAGAGAGCGGAAAACTTACCAAAGAAGAGGGCTTGTATCTCATGGTAAATACGCTTGCGGATGAAAACCTCCGTCTAAATCAGATGTGTAATGACCTCATAATGAGGATGCCGTCACGTCTGCTCGTAGAAACAATAACAGGCGAAAAATAAAAATCGGCGGAGGCTTACGCCTCATAAGGAGAAAGACCATGAAAGATGCTGAACAAATAGCAAGTGCAGTAGCATACGCAATGGAGAAATGTTATGAATGTCCGCTCACGGAGATCTGCAATGAGAACTGTGAGAATATGTGGAAGAGGTTTCTTACATCTGGGAGGGTAAGAGGAAATCCATTCCGAAAGAAAATCACTGCAAAGAGAATCCTGAAATGGCTCAAAGGCATAGTGGCAGACGCATGGGGAAATTCAGTTGTACGGCGAGCATTGATACTAACCCTCATTGTGCTTGCGATAAGTCTCATCTTCGCAGGTGGGTATAACCTTGGCAAGATTGTGGGCGCAGAAACACAGACGGAGGAATATCTGGATGGACGGTTGGAACAGTGATTTTCAAAATTTCCCGAAAAATAAAAAAGGAACATGGGTTAGGGACGCAGATAAACCCATATCGCTTTTTGGCGGAATTGCGTCTGGCAGACCAACGGCATTACTGATATGTGACAGATGCCCTTGGTATGGAGCAGGAACGTGTGAAAGATGCGATCCGTATACGGGCACAAGGATGGTATAGAAAATTCTAAGGAGGGATAAACAAAATGGTAAAAACGATAGTGGCGGTAGTAATCGCATTGGTACTACTAAATACAGTGTGGTTCGTATTGAAAATTGCGGTGCTGATTTGGACTGAGGCAAGAGAGGAAAAGAAATGGCGCACAGGACCGGTCTATCAGTCTGAGGCAAGGGAGGCTTTCATCATGGAGTGTTCCCAGAAAGACATTAAGGGCAATCCATACGCAGAACGGCTCGATAAGTGCATCAAGAAAATGGACAAAGAGGAAAACCGTCTCAAAAAGGCGCGGGAGAGATCCAAACAGAAACTTTCCAAAATGAGGGAGAGAGTATGAATTTCTTACCATTCAGACATTGCATAAGGGAACCGCATGGATCAGCAGTGAAATTTGAAATACTGGCAGCTACATCGAATGAGTTTCAGGTACGTTACCCGGATTACGATTACATCAAAATGGGGGCCGGTCCGTCAGTGCTGTATAACAGAGAACAATTACTGTGTTTCCTATTGGCGTATGATAAGGCGGAGTGCCTTGAATTTATGGAAAAACTGTATCATCACATGGGGTGGCCTGCAGAAAAGCTGCATGAGAATCCGGCGTTTGCCGAAGTGATAAAGGAGAAAGAGACATGATAGCACGTTTCTTACAGGATATTGTCGTAAACGACATTGAGAAGAATATGGAAATGACTATTGACAAGGGGGAAGAACTCTTTGCCATCGACAGAGGAACCCATTATGAACTGAGAAAGGCTGACGGATGGGGAACTATGGCTCCGAAAGAGTGTGAGGGCGAATATTATGAGATCATCAAAGAATAAAAATCCGTGTTTTGATTGCCTTGCATCGGAAAAAGAAAATGAGGAAGTATGCAAGACCATACGGGCGATACTGAATAAGCACAATAGCGTACAAGTGGATTTGAATGATCCGGGCAGCATAGGAACATTAACCATAGGGGACTGTACATTTAACGTTTATCTTGGAGGCACAACACTGAATAGGCTGCCGTGTCTGCCAGACAAGGATGTATACAAACGCGTATTCACTTTAATAGAGGTGTAGGAGGGATATGTATGGCAAATGAGACCAAACCACAGCTCTTTATCATGGATGAATGGCTCGGAGACCCCATACCGCTTGCGGAAATTAAGGAAATATCTGAGCCTACACTGGATGAAGAGTATGATATGCCGGATATTTCTCATCTGAAAGAGGGATTTGAAATACCTTTTGAAGTGAAAATGAAGAAATCTGCCATAAACAAACTGTTTCAACCGTGTTTTGGCAGAGAACCTTACAGAAATCTCGAAAAATGTGCTAAGTGCATACTGAAAAAGGACTGCGTTGTGGCGAAAATCGAGAACAATTTCAACATGAGATTAAGGGCATACCACCCTTGATAATAAATCACAAGGAGGACACCAATGGAAGAGAAAGAAAAGAAACCGTGGAGACCGCCAGAAGCGGCACATTTACCCGATCCGATAGCGTTTGCCATGCAGGGTTTTGAACGCTTTGGATTACCGAAAGAACGGCTGATACCACCATTACAAACATTTGACAGAGTGATGCAACACTCGGCATTTACCGAAAACCGATGGTGGGAAAATGCAAGACAGGTAACGGCAGCATCATCGGCAGAACAGTGTCGGAGAGTGAGTATCGAAAGAGCACGTTGCCTCGGAGAACCATGGCCGGATTTTGATGATATACCGGTTGCGAGTATCACAGAGGATTTTTCACAGAAATGCCAAAATGCCACAATCGGATTGTTAAGAGAACAGGTTATAGCATCATGCGCTATTCCGGGAGAAACATTATTTGGAGACATTTTTAACCAGTTAGGTGTTAAGGAGGACAATATGGATAGAAGTTTAGCAGACAAGAAATTTAAGAGAGTAACTATTGAGTGCGAGGATGGCACGACTTACGCTGGAAAGATCAATCATGTATGTGGTAGTCCGTATCGTTGGGACAAACTGTGCGTAGAAGCAATGGTTGAGGACAAGCCTATTGGAGCATACGGTATCGAGAAAGTCCTGTTCCAGAATCCGGCAACAATCGTATTTTGGTCTGACGGCACAAAGACGGTTGTAAACTGCATGGATAATGTGGAAATCAAGAAAAAGGTTGTTGATGGCAAGGAAATAACCATCCGTAAGCCTAAAAAGGCTGATACCTATTCCGAGGAAGCTGGTCTGGCTATGGCTATCGTGAAGAAATGGGCCGGCAACAACGGAAATTACAACAACATCTTCCGTGAGTTCATTCCTGAGATGGCACAGGCTGAAAAAGAGGCAAAGAAAGCTGCCAAGAAAGCTAAAAAGGCACAGAAATCGGAGGAATAACCAATGACGCTGAGGGAATTTGCCAAGGGATATGATGGCAACATTATGCTGAAAGCCTTTGAGAATGAGAAATCAACGGTTCCGACAGCAATTATGATGACTCAGATTACAGATTCTATCAAGGATGAGGTTCTTGACAAGGAAGTATACAGCTACACAATGGTCTGCGCTTCATTGTTTGAACGGTATCTGAGAGTGAATTTTGAAGCTGTGCCGGAGATCCCGGATGAAACGGAGGGAACTGAATGAGAAAGATATTTTTTGACACAGAGTTTACCGGTCTGCATCAGAATACAACGCTTGTGAGCATTGGACTTGTTTCTGATGAGGGCGAAAGGTTTTATGCGGAACTGACCGATTACGATGAGACGCAGTGCGATGATTGGATTACCAAGAATGTTCTGGATCATCTGCTCCTGAGTGGCAACACGGAGCTGGAAAAGGAACTGGAAGAGGATGAGCTTACAACCAGAGTGATCGGCAACAGGGACGATGTGAGAACGGCATTACTTAATTGGCTTGATGGTTTCGGAGATGATATTCAGTTTGTCTCTGATGTGTGCCATTACGATATGGTTTTATTATGCGAACTGATTGCAGATGGAGCCATGTTGCTGCCGGAGTACATCAATCCGTTTTGCCATGATCTCTGCCAAGATATTTCAATGATCCTGGATATTTCAGAAAAGGCAGCTTTTGACATTTCGAGAGAACAGCTCCTTACAGACAGAGGAATTGATTTGCCGAAAGGTCAAAAACACAATGCACTCTACGATGCGGAAGTTATCAAGGCAATCTATGAGGACTTTTTCTCCGTGGGGGGGGTAAAACAGGGAGGTAAGAATGGATAAGGAACAAATCTTAATGGATTACCGCTTGGCGAAGAACCATAAGAGACAGATACCCATTCTTGCAGACTTGAATGTGTGCGACACGCAGACAATAGTAGAAATTCTGGAAGAGGGTGGCTACAAGCGTATGTTCAATACGAATGGTGTGGATATTTCCGTGAAGAAAACAGAGATTGAGCAAAAGTATTCTTCCGGGGAATCCATAGCCACCCTTGCAATGGCATATCACATTTCAAAGAAACAGATTAAGGTACTTCTCGGAGTAGAAGAGACGGAGGAAAAGGGAACCATGTCTGAGCAGGAAATGATAAAGAAACTCGGAGAACTTACGAGCGAGGTTGAAAAACTGAAAGCAAACAAGAAATCTCTGGAAGAAAGAAATGCGAAAGTAGAAAAAGAGAATGATAATCTGAGGAAACAGATTGAACAGCTTGAAAGTTTCAATGCAGAGCTGGATGCCACAGTCAAGGAACAGACTGAAATGCTGAATGGTGGAAAATTATATGAGGATTATCAGGAAGTTTGCATTAAGAACAGCAAGCTCAACGCAACGGTTGACGTTCTTGTAGAGAAAATCAGTATGTTAAAGGCGGTGGGCTGTCATGGATAATGGAATGGAACTCAGAGTGAAAGATTATTGTGCTTTCTGCCCTGATTTTGAAGCTGACGTTGATAAGGTTGATATTACTGTATTGGCTGATCGTACCCAAAGGGCATTAACCACAATCAGATGTGAACACGCCGAAAAGTGCGAAAGAATATACGGAAGAATACAGGAGGGCAGAACCAATGAAACAACGGTGGTACAAAGTAGTGTTTGAAACCATTGAGAGAAAACCAATCCGCAGAACTGTTACCGTATGCAGCACGGACAGTGTTCATGCGTCTGCTTTGGTATATCAGCAGTTCGGTAGAAAGAAAATCAAGGTAAAATCTGCCAAGAAAGTAAAGGAGAGCGAATGATGGATAATTTGAACTTGAAACCAAAGTCCCCGGATGAAGTAAAAACCATGATGTGGACTGGGGAAAATCAGCGCGAAATGTTCGATCTGCTTACTTGCGGTAAGAAAATTGATGATTATATGACTGCCAGTGGAGAGAACTTTTTCATAGACCATAACACCGTAAAAGGTGGGCTGGTGCTCATTACTAACGTAGGAAATCAGTGCGGATGCGAAATACCGGTAAAGATAGGGGATTATGTGTGCGGCCGCAGATATGGAGATAAATGGTACTTTTCCGTTGCGGACGGTGCGGCTTTTGAGAACAATACTTGTGGAACTCTCAAAAAGAGAGATGGGAAACGAAAACCGATAGACATATTCAAAGACCAGGAGCAGTTAGAAGAGTGCCTGAGAGAGTGGCAACACAGATTATTCCTTGATGGGTGGCTGATACTGGCACACGTTGAGGATAAGATTATGAACCCTGACGGAGAAGAGGTAATTGACGCTGCTGGATATAACACATTCATATTTGAATCCAGTCAGGCAAACATCCAGTTACTCAGTGATGAATCTTACAAAGAGAACAATACACTGTTCAAACATTGCATGGAAAAGGATCTTGTGCATGAACTTTTACATTGCAAGTATGACTGGATGGGATGCCAGGGTGGAACCTATGAGGGTGTGTATCTGGATGCAACCGAACACCAGAAGTTAGAGGAAATGGCAAAGAGTCTTATCATGGCAAAGTATGGTGTCGGTTATGATTACTTCGTGTGAGGTGCAATATGACAACAGTGGTGGTCTATAAGACCGATACAAAAGAAGTTCTGGCGGCTATTCCGATGGACGGCGGAGATGCCGTCTGCCGGAATGATGTGGAATTTCAGATTTACAACGGAACAGAGCCAATATTCACGGAAACTCCCGGAGGAATCGTATTGGCAGAAAACAAATTTATGATAAAGATGGAGGGCAACAACAATGAAAAATAAAGGAACATGGATTATTGTCGGCATCGTAGCCGCATTTGTATTACTGATAGCAGGAATTTTCGTAAGCACCAACAACAGAGCGGTTTCATTGGAGGAACAGGTCTTTACGGCTGACTCTGATATTCAGGCACAGGAGAAACGCAGAACGGATCTCATCTACAATCTGGCAGATTGTGTCAAGGAGTACGATAAGCATGAGGCAGAGACTCTTCTTAATGTCGTGGAAGCAAGAGGAAACAATGGAAGCACCACGGATATTGAGAATGTGACAACTTCCATAGCTGCGGTTGCCGAAGCATACCCGGAATTAAAATCCAATGAGAATTACAAGGAACTGATGAATGAACTTTCAACCACAGAGAATATGATCCTGCAGTACCGCACTGCCTACAATAATGAGGTAAGGGCGTATAAGAAATATGTGCGTAAATTCCCTCATAAGCAGATCTTGGGAATTATGGGATATGAGGTTATCAATTACGACTATCTGGAATACAGCGAAGAGGACAGACAGCCGGTAAGCAATCTGTTTGGAGAATAAGCCTATGAGGAAAGGGAGTAAGATAATCTACTCCGGCAACGGTTGGGATATGACGGTGCGTGAACTGATGTTTAGCATCGTCATTATCCTTATCATGCTTATGGGTGGATTTTTCATTAGTGAAAAGATAGCTTCACACAATGACGAACAGAATCAGGAATACTATCAAGCCATGCAGATTGATGGAAATGCAGAACTGTTTCAGTACGGTATGCGAACTGATGTAGGAAATGCGTTTGTGAAAGGAAATCTGGTGGCAGTAGATCCTGTTACAGATCCGGGCATAGGTGGAGTACCGGCTGCCTACATAAAGGTTGAGGAACAACACTACAACCAACATACGAGACAGGTGGCACATACACGGACGGTAAATGGGAAAACGCAGACTTATTACACCACGGAGGTATATTATTCGTGGGATTACTACGATAGTTGGGAAAACCATAGTCAAACGGTGTCATTCCTTGGTGTGGAGTTTCCGTATGGAAAAATCCAGATGCCGGGGTCTTACCTGTATGACACGATTAAGCAATCGTCCCATGTGAGGTATTTGTACTATGTTATCAACACGGAATACAGCGGAGTTATCTATGCCAATCTCAAAGATAATACCATAGAGGACGGAACACCGTTCGTTCAGGCAGATACGATAGATGAAGCGGTGGACTATATGGTTTCAAACGGAACTGCCGGGTTGGTAATTTTCTGGGTTGTATGGGTAATTTTGATTGGAGCAGCCGTGTTTGGATTCTGCTATTTTGATAATAAGTGGTTGGAGGATTAGAGATGTATATTGTAGATCAGGATCGTAGCAATGTAGTGAACATCGGTAACATTAAAAGCATTGCACTCAACGGAAAAAGAATTACCGCCGATGATTACACACTTGCAGCTTACGACACAGAACAGAGAGGGAAAGAAGTATTTGAACAGTTACTCGGAAACGCTTTTCCTCCTGATATGATAGTGGCCAAGAATTGCAACATATCTGAGGATGCCGTAAAGAACCTAGCAATGGATCATAGCATTATCATGGTTCGTGGCAACGGACAGGCGGATGTTACAGCGTATAGCTGCGGAGTTTATTATATGCCGGAGGAATAAAAGAATGTTAGATATTATTTTGGCAATCATTTGGATTGCGATATTGGTGCTTTACATTGTTGTTGGCTGGAAAGATGCAAAGTCCAACAACGAAGTGAAGAAAGAAATTACACAGATGAATGAGCTGCTGTTGGAACAGAACTCTCAGCTCAAAGAACAGAATAAGCATCTCAATATGGTTATTCTGAGCGTTTGCAGTAAGAGTGTGAGAGATCGAAAAAATGCGGAGGGAGGAAAAGATGCGCAGACAGAGACGGGCGGCAAACAGACCACATTGGAGAAAGAGACCGGAACGGAGAACACGACCACATCCGCAGATAGAAGAACCTCTGTTTCAAGTGAGGTATGATGAAAGACCGATAGAAAGATATGCCGAGTGCATGGAGATGGATATATTCAATGCAGGACGTGATGGTGCAACAGAATATGTTCATGGAAAATTGGCAAGCAGAATAGGGTTAAAACTTGCCGACAAGGGTTTTATCAAATTTGAAACAAACGAAAATCCGGCGCGCCGTGGCATTATAATCCGTGCGTCAGTAAATGTGGTAAAACCTTAAATATTACAGAGCCGTGTAGAGCCGTGAGAAAGGATGAATTTTCATGGCTCAACACGAACTATCGAATAAAGAGATTATCGTAAGGCTTCTGAAAAGCGATCTGAGTGACTATGACAATCTTCTGTCCTTACTCGGAATGGCAAATGAGGTTATCCGGGAAGATAAAGAACTTTCACGGAAATTAGCGAATAAGGTCAGATTCCTTGCACTGAGACTATGTGCGACAGGAGATATTAAATATTATGATCTGTACAATAAAGCTCTTTTGTTCTTGGCACAGGAACATAAGGATTTTGACTCTTATCTGCTTTATGTGGAAAAGAACAGAGATCCAGAGGACAGATACTATCAGCCACGAAGAAATAAGATTTATTGGCTTGTACAGAAGATGCAGAGGCTCATTGATGATGAGTTGGATATTCTGTCAATATCAATGCCTCCTGGCACCGGCAAGACCACACTGGGAGAGTTTTTTATATCGTTTGTAATGGGGCATTACCCAAACACACCAAACCTTATGTCCTCCCATTCTGGATTTATGACGAGAATGTTCTATGATGCCGTTCTCAACATAATTACCAGTAATGAATATTGTTGGAGCGATGTGTTCCCGGATGTTGTATTTGAGGGAAACAACGCAAAAGAAGAGACAATAAACCTTGGAAGATGGCAGCCGTTTAAGACACTGACCTGCAGACCAATCAGAGGTTCCCTTACCGGTGTTACCCGTTGCGAGGGATTTCTGTATGTGGACGATTTGGTTTCCGGTATCGAAGAGGCTTTGTCTATTGATCGTCTGGATAAGTTGTACGGAGAGTACACCACAGACCTTAAATCTCGTAAAAAGAAGAAAGCAAAAGAGATCCACATTGCAACCCGATGGAGTGTGCATGATGTTATTGGCCGGCTTGAAAGAATGTATGAGGGAAATCCGAGGGCAGAATTTATCGCCGTGCCGGACATTGATCCTCAGACCGGAAAAAGCAACTTTGATTACGATTACGATGTTGGATTTGATGAGAAATACTTCCACGATATGGAAATGTCGATGGATGATGTTTCATATCGCTGCCTGTATAAGAGTGATCCGATTGAGAGAGAGGGTATTCTGTATCATCCAACAGAATTACAGAGATATATCGGAGGACTGCCGGACAGAGAACCGGATTCTATATTGGCAATCTGCGATACCAAGGACACCGGTACAGACTACAACTTCCTCGGAGTTTTCTATCAGTACGGAGACAGATACTATCTGGAAGATCTGGTATTCAAGAACATCGACCCTGGAACCTTGGACGAACTCAACTCAGATATGCTTGTTAAGCATCATGTGCAGCAGGCACAGTTCGAGAGTAACAAAGAGGGTAGCAGAACCGCAAATGAGGTTGAGAGACTTGTTAAAGCCAAGGGCGGCAGATGCCATATTACGAAGAAATACACTACTCAGAACAAAGAAACCAAGATCATCGTCAACTCTTCATGGGTTAAGGAACACGTCATATTCAAGGATATTACAGAATATGAGCCTAAGAGTGATTACGGTGTGATGATGTCATTCCTTTGCAGTTATACACAGCTCGGAAAGAATAAACATGATGATGCGCCGGACACTCTGGCAATGTTCGCCCAGTTTGTAGATGCTCTTCTTGGCGGAGAGGGACAGGTAGTAAAGAGAAGTGACTTAGGAATATAGAAAGGGATAGCATGGGACAATATAGTTTCGCCACCAACTTGAAAAAAGAAAGAACGAATAGGGGAATTACACAACACGAACTTGCAACTGGCGTTCATGTGGCACAGAATACCGTGAGCGATTGGGAACAATGCAAAAGTTATCCGTCAATCGACAAGATATACGATATAGCAAATTTTCTCAAAATCCCTGTAAGCAAGCTGATTTCTGATGTTCAGAAAAATGGTTGTAAAGCCGACTGCACACTGAAAAACAAATTTTTTTGAAAATTTTGTTTATTCCACTTGACAAAGAATGTTTAGTGCGCTATACTACGACCATACCAAGTGACACGGACATAAGTTCAACGGACTAAACACACAAGGTATGGCATTAAAGTTTCTCCTAACCATTACGGCACAGTAACAGTGCCGTAATATGGGAAGTAAGCTAACTCGGTAGAAGCGATGGACTGAAAATCCATAGGAGTTGGTTCGACACCAACACTTCCCACTCAGGATTACTGTTCCCCGACAGCAATCCTACATCGGAGGGTTCCCACTTATAATGATCCTCCGAGACCTCACATGGAATCTCCCCAAGTGTGAGGTATGGACCATTAGCTCAGTTGGTTAGAGCGTCCGGCTCATAACCGGATGGTCCGGGGTTCAAGTCCCTGATGGTCCACGCATGGCGATCTGGCATTTCCCGGGTAAATGGAAGCTACACCAAGATAGACCAGACGAAGTAAGGTGGTTGAGTGCGCCGATGCAGAACAGAAACGGAATGTCCAGCGCATGACCGTGACGGCTACCAGAGGTAGCAATACAAACGGAAAAGGAGAACGGAATGAGTATCATTTTGACAATCATCGGGATCATACTTTTCTTCGGTGGCATTATTGCCGGGTGTTCGTTGAAACAGTATGAAATCGAGGAAAAGGGAAATGAGAAAGCAAAATTCCCGAAAGGTTTTGTTATTGTGGTACTTGTTGGTCTGATTGTATTCGGAGTAGGTAATTCACTCGTGATTATCCCGACCGGATATACCGGAGTCAAAAGCACATTCGGACAGATTGATGAGACAACAATACAGAACGGTGCAAACTGGAAGATCCCATTCATCCAGAAGATTGAGAAAGTCAACAACAAACAGCAGGACATTGTGTTTGACGGACAGATTTGGTCTGAAACATCAGAGAGAACAGCACTGTATTATGACGGCATCACAGTTACATACCAGATCAATCCAGAAATGTCCGCATGGATTTATGCCAACGTCAGCAATTATAAGGAGAACCTTGTAACGCAGACGCTTGTGGCTTCCGCAATCAAGACAAGCAGCAAGTCCTTGACCTCAACAGATGCAACGAACAGAGGAATTGTAGAGCCTCTTTCCATGCAGAACATTCAGAAAGCCCTCGATGAGAAATATGGAGAGGACGTAGTAATCATCAACAAGGTAGTAATTGCCAATACTGATTTTGAGGACAGTTACAATCAGGCAATCGCTGAAAAACAGACCGCACAGTTGGCTTATGAACAGCAGCAGATTGAAAATCAGAAAAAGATCGAAGCTGCTGAGGCAGATGCCAAGGTAAAAACTACTCAGGCACAGGGCGAAGCTGACGCTGCCGTTATTAAAGCACAGGGAGAGGCGGATGCCAATAAGCTGTTGAATGATTCACTGACGAATAAGATTTTGCAGCAGATGTATTTGGAGAAATGGGACGGCGCACTGCCGAAAGTGTCACTGTCGGACGGCGCAGACACAATCGTAGACATTGGAGATCTTTCATCAACAACGGAGGTACAGAGCAATGAATAAAGCTGAATTAGTACAGGCTATGGCTGACGATGCCGGACTTTCCAAGAGTGATGCTGAAAAAGCACTCAACGCATTTGTTGAGATTGTAGGCGGAGAACTCGGAAAGGGTGGGAAAGTGCAGTTGGTCGGTTTCGGAACATTTGAAGTAACTGAGCGCGCTGCCAGAGTTGGCAAGAACCCTCAGAACGGAAAAGAGATTTCTATTCCGGCTTGCAAAGCACCTAAGTTCAAAGCTGGTAAAGCACTGAAAGACGAAGTAAATCGCTAAATGATCGGAGCGAACTTGGTGTAGTGTGGTGGTTCGATTCCACCTGTGGGCGTAGCTCTTGCGATTAAGGTTCCCACCGCTTCTTTCCTAATGTTCTTGGCGATACAAAGAAAATTTCGGGCGAACGGCAACGATTGGTGGTGTTGCGGCGGACTGTAAATCCGTTCCCTCGTGGTAAACATTGGAGGTTCAATTCCTCTTTCGCCCATTTAGGTAGATTGCAGCCTATTCACAGAGAATTTACCGGACGCGAACGGCTTCCCTGCGGAGAATTGCAAGAACCTGGTTACGATTTTTTGTGGTTAAAGGGTACCTTGCTTCCAGACAAAAAGTAAAAACCACACCTGCTCGATTAGTCAAGCGGCCAAGATACCACCCTTTCACGGTGGGGACGGGAGTTCGATTCTCCCATCGAGCATTTCAACTGAGAATAACGCTGACTGTTTACAGTTGGTTTAGTGTTCCGGCTGAAAAGTATTGGCGAAAGCCGTGGTAAGCAATCATTAAATAGGGAGATTGCAATGCTCACTGAGAGGCTTATGTGAGTAGTCTGGGAAAGCCGACAGGACTTAAAATTGGAGAGCTTGCGTAAGTCACGCTAAAGACCACTGTTGCAACGGTGCCTACGATAGCATAACTGGAAATGCCACGGACACCATGCCGGGGAAAGTGGGGTTCAACTCCCCACCGTAGGACGAGCGGATTTCTTAACTGATTTTCTTAGTCCGGCTTTAACAGGAAAGAAAATTGGCGGTGGCGAGGTTCCGGTGATCACCAAGTGCTTTTTCATTACCAAGAGTTTTTAAGAAAACTCCGGTGCGGAAAATTTACTGCTTAGAGTGCATGAGCGGTACAGCGATTTAAGCGGCGCAGAGGATTTAGTAGAGGCTGAGAACTGCGATAACAACGTACATCAGAGGTAAGGCGATAAAGAGTTGGGCTCGCCAGAGGTTCTTTGAGTATGTAGTCGGTGGATTATGAGAACCATGTGGAGGGGTGCAAGGTCCGAGAACCACATTAAAAAATGAAATACCTTTGTTGGCAACTGTCTTACACGTTGCATCGGTTCGGTAGTGGCAACCATCCAAGCTACCGCCGGACTGCATTGGAGTATAGCTCAGATGGATAGAGCACAACACTACGGATGTTGGTTAGCGCAGGTTCGAGTCCTGTTACTCCAATAATGGCTTGTAGCTCAGTGGTAGAGCGTCTGACTGTTAATCAGAATGTCGTGGGTTCGATCCCCACCTTGCCAGTTGGAGACACTTGACTTACTCTTTCAAAGCACTCCACAAAAAGGTTACGAAAGGGCGTTTACGACCGGCGGAAGAGGATCTCCGACTTGTACGTTACCAAGGGAAAACTACTCTGCCGTGTGTCCGGTTGGTCGAGGGCGCGGTCTTGAAAACCGTCTGGATGTAAAAGTCTCTGGGGTTCAAATCCCTAACACGGCGTATGGTGCATTGCCGTAATGGTAGCGGAGCGTCTTGCTAAGTCGTCCTGCAGAAATGCAGCACAGGTTCGATTCCTGTATGCACCGCTATGGAACCGTATTCCACCGGTGGAGGAGGTTTCAGAATTGGATAGTAGGCAGTAAAGGGTAACTGCAATATTAGTACGGTTGAGGAAAAGGTGCGTCCCGGTGTGGCAACAACGCAAAGTGCAGTGATTGGAATAAGCAGGAATGGCAGCCACCCACCTTTGATACGATAGGTTCAAAAATCCGTATGCGCCAAACACATGAGGTAATCTGCGACTATCGTAATATTCCAGTGTAAGGTCCGATTCCTTACCTATCCAATCCCGGTCCGGAACGGGGCAATAAGCCGAAAGGCGTAGACAGAGAGGAAGAAAGGTATGATATTACAAACAATCAAAAAGGGTGTCAGAAATGATACCTTTGAGGAATCCCAGGTTATTCAGTGTTTTGATGTTATTATCGAAAAGGATATGCTTCAAATATCCAATGCTGAATCCTCAGATGAAGAATTGGAAATCAGACAGAAGAATTTCAACAAGGCAAAGGAACTTATTGGTGCTGCCGGATTGTGCAGAGATAACATTATTTGGTATCTTGGTGATCCGCCATTAGAGAAGAATGTTTCACTCACGGTGGTTACTTTAGATACAGTTACTTATGTGTATAGCCGCATTGGTATTCCTAATACTATGGTATTCATTCTGAATAATTCTGGAAAGACAATATCCAGAGTGTTATAAAAAGCCGTCCTGACTTCGGACGATAAACCAGTTGGGTTAGAGAGATTCCCCCGAAAGACATTTCCTATCGACATTGCCATTGGTCTCGGCAAAACCGCCAATACGGGGCATTAAGCGGGTGTACGGAAATGTTTAATCAAGTCCGCCGGTCACATACTGTCGTAGTTAGCACCGGTTAAGTGAGGAACGCAAGGAACGACATAGCAGAACTTACAAAGCAGCCTATGGGCGAGGTTGCATTATGGCGGAGTGGAGCAGTGGTAGCTTGCCGGGTTCATGCCCCGGAGGTCGTTGGTTCAAATCCAACCTCCGCAATTCATACGGATTTCCGTATTGAAAACTGAATATGGAGAGGTGGCGGAACGGTAGACGCGGCAGTTATGTACAATACGTCATGTTCGTGGCGTTGACGGCAATATATTACAGCTTGGGGCCTGCTTCATTGATGGTTCAAATCCATCCCTCTCCATTCAAGGCGATGGCGCAAATGTCCTTACAAATCAAGAAGATGCGCCAATTACATGAGTGAGGTAGCTCAGTTGGTAGAGCACGAAAGAAAAATGGATCATGTTTGTGGTCCGAACAGCAATCTTTCATTCCATGCTAAGGACGGTGTCGGCGGTTCAAGTCCGTCCCTCACTCTATATGGCGATGTGGTGCAAAGGGAGCACAGCAGCTCTGTTAAGAAGAATGTCATGTTAGTGGCATAATCAGCAAACTCCTTTCAATAACAATCCCAAGCTGCGGATAGAGGTTCGATTCCTCTCATCGTCTCTGCCCCGATTGCCGGTTATGGTAAACCGGATGGAACATGGTTGACAGGAGTGTTCCTTACAGCAATCGAGCATACGGGTTCAAGTCCTGTCGGGGCAATTAAGTGACGCTTACAGCAATCTTTCAAAACAGAAAATTCCATTGACAATATTTTCCCGTTTGAAACAGCGTCATGTAAAAAGAAAGAGGTTGCCTATGAACCGAAAAGAAGATTATAGGGATATGGAAAAGTATCATAAGGCGTGTCAGAGACAGCATAGGCGATATTACAGTAAAACGTCATTTCTATATCCGTCTCATCCGTGGACTGCGGAGGAAGATGCACTGGTAATCAAGCATGAGATTACCGATTCTGAATTGTCTGAGAAAATTGGTCGTTCTGTCGGAGCGATACATAACAGGCGGTATGAACTTAAAAAGTTAGCCAGATAGGCATAAAACTTTACATGGGACACTTACAGCAACCCTTTTGGATATGACTGTTAATCATAAACCCCAATAGTGTCCTGACAATGAAACGGTAAACAATTTTATAGGGACTCCTACAGCAATCACAATGGTTAAAGCAAATGTCTAAAAAACAATGTGAAACGGTTCAATTCCGTAAATGAGAGTCCTGGAAAGGTAGGAAAACATGAGCTTTGCAGATGCAATGAGAGAAGAGGGTAGATTTACCCGGACTGAAAATGGTGCGGTGGCACTGAATACTTCTGGCGATGCTAGATTGGATCTGTTTGGTACAATCGGATCGCTGAGAGAGGCTGATGAGAACAGAATTACCACTCTGTTTGCTGAGGCATACGCACAGGACAAACTCTTTGCTACAAAGATTGCGTTCTATGCAAGAGACATTCGCGGCGGTCTTGGAGAGAGAAAGACTTTCAGAACCATTATCCGTTATATGGCAGAGAAACACCCGGAAACACTCAGACCAAACCTTGATCTGGTCGGTGTGTTCGGAAGATATGATGATCTGTATGAACTTATCGGCACTCCGTTGGAGGACGATATGTGGGCTGCAATGAAGAAACAGTTTGAGGAAGATTTACAGAACCTCAATGCCGGAAATGCAATTTCCTTACTTGCAATGTGGATTAAGACCGCAGATGCAAGCAGCGCTGCCACAAGAAAACTCGGAATCCTTACGGCGCAGAAATTAGGCTATCCGGTCTACAATTTCAAGAGAATCGTCCGTAGCATGAGAAAACAGATTGGTGTTGTTGAGAGCCTTATGTCCGCCGGAAGATGGGATGAAATCAAATACCCGGAAGTTCCGAGTCGTGCGATGATGATTTACCGCAAGGCATTTATGAAACATGATGCTGAGAGATTTGGAGAGTTTATCAACAAAGCAGAAAAGGGAGAGGTAAAGATCAATGCCTCAACACTATTCCCTTACGATATTGTTGAGAAGATCCTTTATGGCAGAGAGAGCAGCAAGGTACTCGAAGCACAGTGGAAAGCATTGCCGGATTATGTGGAGAAAGGAACAAACGCTTTAGTTATGGCGGATGTGTCCGGTTCCATGAGAGGCAGACCTATGGCAACATCAATCGGTCTTGCAATCTATTTTGCAGAGAGAAATGTGGGAGCATACCACAACCTGTTTATGACGTTCTCTGACAGACCGGAGACAGTTATTCTGAGGGGTGAAACCCTTGAACAGAAGATCCGCAACGTAAGCAGAGCAAATTGGGATGGTAACACAGACCTTAAAGCTGCTTTTGAGAGGGTTCTTGAAATTGCGAAAAAGCATAATACTCCACAGGAAGAAATGCCGAAAGCAATAGTTGTTATCTCTGATATGGAAATTGACTATTGCGGAAACCGTGAGTGGTCTTTCTATGACAAGATGGCAAATAAGTTCCATAAATCCGGTTATGTCATTCCGAACATTATCTTCTGGAATGTGAATAGCAGACACGATGTATTCCATGCAGATCACAACCGTAAGGGTGTGCAGCTTGCGAGCGGACAGTCCGTGACAGTATTCAAACAGATCCTACAGAACCTTGGCTACAATCCGGTTGAAGCTATGGAAAATACAATCAATTCTGAGAGATATGATTGCATCACAGTCGAATAGAGTAAATACTGACCGGAGCTATTTGCCCCGGTCAAATAAAATATAAAAGGAGATAACCACCAATGAAAACACCCTACAATGAAATTGTGAACATCGCAAGTATTGGTTCACAGACAAATCCGATTTCTCTTAATGAGATTTTGAGAAAGGCAAACGATGAGCAGCTTACACCGGCAGCACAGAACAAAGAGAGAGTATTGTTTCTCGGAATTGATGTGCAGCAGGACTTCATGGATAATGGAGCACTCGGAGTTCCCGGAGCACACGGCGATGTGGAGAGAATGACACAGTTTATCTATAACAACATGGATAAAATTACAAACATCGCAGTATCTATTGATACCCACACACCACATCAGATTTTCCATCCGTGCTGGTGGATTGATGAAAATGGCAACAATCCGGCTCCTTACACACCGATTACGCTGGCAGACCTTGATTCTGGAAAGTACAGAGCTGTTATCTATCCTCGCCAGAGCCGTGACTATGTAGAACATCTGGAAAAAGACGGAAAGAAAACCTTATGCGTATGGTCTTACCACTGTTTACAGGGTACATCTGGTGCGGCATTTGAAAATCAGTTTGCCAACATGATTTATTTTCACTCTGTTGCAAAGAAAGCAGTTACGCAGCGTCTTGTAAAAGGACAGGACCCACTCAGCGAAATGTACGGAATTATCAAACCTGAGTATGATACAAAGAACTACATCAATATCGACTTCCTGAACAAACTGGAAAATTACGACAAGATCATTATTGCAGGAGAGGCAAAGAGCCATTGCGTATTGGAAAGCATTAAACAGATTCTCGAACATTACGCTAATCGCCCAGAGATCACTCAGAAAATATATATTCTGGAAGATTGTATGTCCTCCATTCCTGGGTTTGAGGATGTTACTGAGCAGACCTTTGATGATTTTAAGAAAACGTACCATGTAAACATCGTGAAAAGCACAGATGATATTTTGTAGGAGGTAGCCGGTATGAATGAAACAGAACAGGTAATTGACGGATTAGATGAGGTTGAGATCGCAAATACCTCCATTGATGAAATCGACAGTGAGAACATCAATTTAATTTTTGTCGGAATCGACAAGTCTGGTTCTATGGGAATGTATGAAAGAGATATGGTAAAAGCTCTTTCGGATTTCAAAGATGCACTTATCAATTCCAAGGAATGTGATGAGACTCTGGTTGCAAGAGCAGACTTCTCCGACAGTGCAACCGTAGGGGGCTATAAGCGCATTACAGAGTTTGACACTTCGTATAGTACCGATGGATGCACAGCTATGTACGATACGATCATTGATGGAACTGAGAAGTTGAAAGAGTACAGAGACTTCCTCAAAAATGAGGGAATGAGAGTAAAGGCCGTGTTTGCAATTTTCGGAGATGGGATGGATAACTCTTCTCAGCCGGGAGGGTTTGCAAAGGCAAAGAAAGCGGTAGAGTATCTGAACGTGGAAGAAATCGTTACTGCGTTTATCAGTTTCGGAGGACAGGCAACACAGGAGGCGAAAGATCTTGGATTCAAGAATATCCTCGATGTAAGCAGTTCTGCATCAGAACTCAGAAGAGCTTTCAACTGCTTATCAAAATCAGTGATTGAAAACTCCAAGAGTGCCGTATCGAAACAGGATGATTTTTTTGACGTATAAAAAATGAGAGTAGAACGGCGATCCTAAAAGGGGTTGCCGTTCTTTTTTGTGGGAGGAAATACAATGGTTATAAATAAAATCGGTCAGCAACATATCGACTACGGTACGAATTGCCAAGACTACGGAATTGAATTTGATGGGATGAAAGTTGTTTGCGATGGCTGCTCGGAGGGGAAACATTCGGAAGTTGGAGCAAAAGCGTTTTGCCATCTTTTGAAAAATGACAGCAGAATTATACATGAATGTAGTGTATATACTGCCGCAGCCGCTTTTGGGGAGATACTTGGTCTATTCGGGCAGACTTCCGGCTCAATCAGAGATTTCCTTTGTTTTACGATCCTTATGGTTACTGAAAATGAGACACATTTCATGGTAGATTACTGCGGAGATGGTTTTATCGTTAAAGAACGCCTGGACGGAACGATTGAGTTTGAAGAACTATCTGACGGAGAATACCCGAAATACTTTGCCTACAATTATGTGGATAAGGATATGCTCAAACAGTACAAAGATGGTGTCATTTTTTCCACAAAGGCTTTTTCAAAAGACGAATACAGGAATATTGGTGTAGCGTCTGACGGAATACGATTCGCCATGAAAGATGCACAATTTAAGAAAGAATTTACGGAAGCCCTGCAGAGCGGCAAGGAAGTAAGGGTAAAGAGGTTTATAAACAAACATCAGAGAGTATTCCAGGATGATACAACAATCGTATTGTAGGAGGGCATTATGAAAATGGCACTAACGAGGATAGGAAAAGAAAAGATAAGACAGCTTACCCCCATAACGGAGGGAGGCGAGGGATATATCTATGAGTTTGGCAACGATATTCTGAAAATTTACAAACCCTGTGTTGATATTGCAGCCAAGGAAAAGAAAGTTGCCATGCTCATTGACAAACAGCTTCCAAAGGAGGCTATTAAACCGATTACGGCAGTGTATGACAATAACAATAAGTTTATTGGTTACATTATGCCAAAAGCCGTAGGAGAGGAAGTAAGAGTTCTCACAAGTAAAAAATATCTGAAAGCGAATGGGATAACCACGAAAGATATTTTGGAAATACTCGTAAAGATACAGGACACCGTGAGAGATATACATTCCGCCGGAGTGTGTATTGGGGATCTGAACGATCAAAACATCCTCTTTGACAAAACTGGAAATGTGTACTTTATAGATTGTGATAGTTGGAGCGTGGAAGATGAAAAATGCGAAGTTTGCATGGACTTATTCAAAGATCCATTGATGAAAGGAAATGATTTTTCAGAGGAAACAGACACATACGCAGAGGCAATTTTGATTTGGAAAACCCTTACAAGGATTCATCCGCATGGTGGGACTATGACACCAGATATGGATATTGTAGAACGTATGAAACGAGGAATATGCGTAATAGACAATCCAAAAGTAAAAATACCAAGAACGATTAAACCGTGGAAAAACTTATCTCCTTATCTGGTTGATTCTCTGAAAAAGATTTTTGAGAATAAGAGCCGATCTATGGGGGATGAATTAAAACACATGACAAAGCACCTTAAATTCTGCGATGTACACCAGGAGTTTTATTATGGCAAATATGCTCGTTGTCCGCTATGCGATAATAATGCAAATGTTCTTACTAAGCCGGTATCACAAGGGGTAACAGGAGGACTTACACTTATTACGATGCTCAAAGGAAACGATGTAAAAATTGTTCTAAATGAGCAGTGCTATATCAATAATGCCGGAGAAGTAGTGGAAGTTAAGAATGGGAATAAATTCGCATACGAAAGCGGAATTAAATACCATTTCGCAGAGGTTGGATCAGAGAATATCGTAATAAAAGCGGATGATAGAGCGTTCTGGTTTACCACGGATAGAGAATATGTGTTTGAGAAGAAACACAAGAGTCCGATTTATGCGGCAGGAGATTCAGTATACTTTATAAGTCCTGCCAATACATTGACCTCCATTCAGATTACAAAATCAGGCAACGGAATACGGACGATTACAAAATGTGGGTATGAGAGTTACTTTGCGGTATCTGAGGGACATTCGTGCGTTGTAAGTAGATTTGCAGAAAACCTCATTGTGAGTCTTGATGGGAAAAATATTGAGATACCATATACCGATACCGTGAATAATTATGGAATACACAGAGATAAAATAACCGGGGGATGGCTTATAGTGTTGGAGAACGGAGCCGGACAGTTCTTTACCTTTGTGTGCAATGAACATGGAGTAGCGTATAGCGAGGATCGCATTAAATATCAATGTGGGCTTGGCAATGTATGTTTTTATAACTCCAATATTTCAATACCGATTGATGGGAATATCAGAATATATTCGTACCAGAAACAGGCATTTAAGGATTTTGAGTGCGAAGCCGTATCGCCAGATAGCTGTTTAATCAAAGATTCCACAGCCTTTACGATTATCAATGATGAAAATATTTATAGACTTGGGAGAACTGTACGATGAAAGGAGAAGAGAGAATGACAGAAGCACAGAAAAAAGCAGTTGAGGTACAGAAAGAGATCGAAGAGGCCTGCATCCGGCATGGACTTAATCTTACTATCTTTGAAAATGGGATTGGATTTGTCGATCCGAAAGAGAATAAGATTGTCATGGTGTGGAGACCTCAGTATAAACCCGAAACGCCATCATTACGTCCTACGGAGGAAAACACACAGACAGATTTCAAACCGGCCACGCAGAAACCATCTGGTGGGAATATGGCGGCATTTATCTATGGCAACCAAAAGGGCGGCGGCAGATTTGTAGGAAACCGTAAAAAGCATACTATCAGAGGGATGAAAAAGAAATGACAGAAGAGGAAAAAATCAATAAATGGATAAACGAACACGATGGGGATGATTACTGTCGTTACTGCACACTTTCAGAAGATTGCAGCCACGGTATGGTATGCTACGGCGGAGAACCAATAGAACCTGCGTGCTGCTCCTATGATATTGCAGAACTGCTTGATACAGAGCAGATTTTGGAGGATATGGATAATGGGGAAGAATAATAAATTGATAAATTCTCTGAATGAAATTGCCAGAAGAAACCGCTCACAGAATGTTGCTACCGCAGCAGATCAGATGGTTCCACAGATATATGCGGCTATCGCCATTGCGTTGCACCGCACATACGGTTTTGGGTATAAACGTATCAATGATATATTCGTGGAATCTCAGCACATTTGGGAGGACTACGCCGGAGACGGAGCTGGCATGGTTAAAAAATGTGAGGAAGAAACAGGAGTGACTGTATGTAGCCCAGAAGAGGCACAGAGATTGATGGAGATGCAGAATGGGATGTAGTGAAAATTGCGGATCATGCACATGGCATGAGAATTTCAATGGGACAACGGATTGGATATGCGCCAATGAGGAAAGTGATTGTTACGGAGCAGTCACATCCTGGGACGATTGTTGCTTAGACTACGAACCAAAGTACGGAGAATAACGAACTCAATTACATCATTTAACTTTCAATTATATCATTTGAAAAGGAATGACTACGTTGAATATCGGCTACACCGATATTTTAATGCGTTATCATTCCTTTTTTGTTAAAATGATGGTGTCTTGGTATAGACGTTGGTGGATTATCCCTTTCTTGATATGGAGTAGTGAACGCTACTCCATATTGGTAAGCCCGGATAGCTCAACTGGCAGAGCATTTGATTTGTAATCAAAAGGTTGTGGGTTCGATTCCCACTCTCGGCTCTTGCCTCTTTCGAGAGGCCGTGGGTTCCTCCATTATTGTAGGATAGGGCGGTGGCGAGCCGCCCAGTAATGTGTGGTGGCGCAGTTCGGTAGCGCATCTGACTTTTAATCAGACGGTCGTGGGTTCAAATCCCATCCACGCAACTATCCACATACAGAAAGGAGCAGCTATATTGGAAACGGAAAACGTATACTGCCCTGTATGTAAGGCACGGGCAAACCGTGAAAAACTTCTTTTCAAGAAAGCACCCGGAGCATCCGGCACGATTTTTATAAACTGCCGTGGATGTAAGGAAGTAATAAAAATAGAATTAAGCAAAGAGCCTTTGAGCCGGTTAAGTCACAAGTAGACTTGATCGGTTCTTTTGTTTTATTCGGAAAGGGGAAACTTCATGTACGCAAGCAACCGTCCGACTCTCGGCAGGCGAATGTTAATGACCGATGAGAGGGAAATTACGAAAGACAATATCATATCGGTTGTATCTAAGGCGTTTATGGAACACCAGGAGAATGTGGCACAGGAAGTTTTTCTTTTTGAGTATGAGAAAGGCAATCAGCCAATTCTTAACCGTGAAAAGAAAATCAGACCGGATCTCAATGCCACAGTCGTAGAAAACAATGCTTCAAAGATTGTGGACGTGCATCTGGGATATTGTTTTTCCAACCCGATCACTTTCGTACAGAGAGCAAAGATAGAACCTACAAAGAAACAGAAGAAAGCCTTATTCGGATTTTTGAAGAAAAAGGATGAGGACGATGGAGAGAATATTGACGATTTGAAGATCGCCATGCTCAATAAAATGATGCAGGAGCAGAGCAAAGCGGCAAAAGATATTGCCCTTGGAAGAAACCTGTTTATCTGCGGTGTCGGCTACCAGATGATGCTGCCGAACAGAAATAAGAGCAGATATTCTCCATTTGAACTATTGGTTCCAAGTCCACTTACAACCTTTGTGGTGTACTCAAATGACGCATATAGAGAGCCAGTGCTTGGATGCACCTATTCCGTACATGATGATGGAACAATTACTCTTACAGCATACTCAAAGAATTTCTGTTATACCATTGAGCATGAGTTGAACACAACAGACTATCATCTGAAAGAGAATATCGCGCCAAACCCACTCCGAAGAATACCGGTCGTTGAATTTTATCTGAATGACCGCATGGGTATTTTTGAAAAGGTTATTCCACTGATGGACGCAATGAATCTTGTGGATTCTGACCGCATCAATGATATTCTGCAACACGTTCAGAGTTTACTCTGGATGCACAACTGCCAGGTAAATGAAGAGGGCAAGAAAAACCTCGTAGATGGCGATGGAGTCATTATGACAAAGAGCACCGGGGACGGCAAGGAGGCAAAGATCACTTACCTCAATCAGACATTGAATGAGAGTGAGGTTCAGAAACTTGTGGACCATCTCAATTCTCAGTTGGAGCAGATTACCTCTACACCGTCATGGCAGGAGGCAAGCGGCGGTTCAACAACCGGCGCAATGCAGTTATCCAATGGATGGCAGTGTTTGGAGATTTCCGCTAAGACGGTTGAGCAGTTATTCACTGAGCCGGAAATGCAGCTCATTGATTTGGCAATCGAAATCATTAAGACAGATCAGAGACCGTATGACGGTCTGAAAGATATAGAGACGGCAGATGTTGAAATCCGTTTCTGCCGTACAAAAACCTATGATTTGGTGTCTAAGACCAATTCCCTTGTGGCATTGCTTAATGCCGGAGTAGATGGCCTTACATCATTCAACACTGTCGGACTATTCACAGATCCACAACAGGCATGGGTTGATAGTAAGCCTATTATTGATGGCATACAGAAGAAACTTGCCTCCAAGGAGGAAAAGACACAGCAACCGAACCATAACGCATACAAGGATGAAGAGGGGAACGGTGGGGAGAACAACACGGAAAAAGATAAGACAGAGGAATCTAAGCAGCCAAGTAAGACTGCAATGGTAGAAGAATAGGCGGTGTGAACTATGTATAATCCGGTTGAATACTTTGACGAAATGAACATTCTCAAAGACGATAAGCTCCGCCGGAAGAAAACCGCCAAGGAGTTTATAAATGCACTTGTAGACTTTTTTGCAGCACAGTTCCTCAATCTTATTTCCGGCATTTTCCTTTACGAAAAGACGAGTGCCGATTACGAAAATGAACTCATGGATCTCTATTTTGCCATGATGCCGGAATATCAGTACGAAACAGAAGTAAGGGAAAAGGCATACAGATTTGCAAAGTATATTCAGGAAGCCACAGAGAGGGCAGTGGCAAATGCCAACGGCAACGATGATTATAAAATGTCTCGCATGACCGGTGGCATGATGAAAGAAGAGGATGTTCCCAAAAGTGTAAAAAGGATGTTCTCGGAGGTTAGAGCCACGGAGATCGCCCTGAATGAGACAAACTGGATATATAACTGGATAAATCATCAGAACCTCGTGGATAAGAAACAGACCACCCATACATGGGTAAGCATGAGGGATGAACGTGTCCGGGTTAGCCACTGGGAGGCGGACGGCCAAACAGTTCCTATTAACGAGCCTTTTATCATCAATGGGTACAAAATGATGTTCCCACTCGATGATAGCATGGGCGCACCGATAGACGAGATCATCAACTGCCGGTGCGTAGAATTATAAATCAGGAGGTAGAAAACCAATGGCAACTGCAAAAAAGACAGCAGCGGACAAGAAAAAGATGGACGATAAGAAGAAAGCAGCTTCAAAGAAAGATACTGCCAAGAAAACTGCCAATAAGAAAGCGGCAGCAAAGAAGTCCACAGCAAAGAAAACTGCTACCAAGAAAACAACTGCCAAAAAGGCAGCAAAGAAAAACTAACTGAATACAGTTAGAGCCTATGAGCCGGATGTGATGAAGAATCGTGTCCGGCTCATTTTTTTCGGTTACAGAGGGAGTAATCCCTTTCAGATAACGGGTTAGAGAAAACCCTCATCAAACGCATACAACTATTGTCTTGCAGAGACGCAAGTAAAAAAACGCAGAAATTCACACGGAGAGAACCGTTCAAACGCAGGAGGTCAATTATGGCAGATGTAAACAGCACAACAACTCAGAACCAGACACAGCAGCAGTCTCAGACAGCACCGCAGAATCAGCCTACTCAGGCATCCGGTACACAGCAGCAGCCTCAGACAGATAAGCATGAGGAAAACAACTCCGGCGGAGAAGTAACCGTTGAGAGCCTTATGGCGCAGCTTGCACAGGAGAAAGCGGCAAATGCGAAACTGAAATCCGACAACGACAAACTTTGTACATCCGAGGGAAATCTTCGCAAACAGCTTAGAGCTAAGCAGACAGCCGAGGAGCAGGAGGCAGAGGCAAAAGCGGAACAGCAGGCTCAGAGAGATGCTTATGTCAAGGAACTGGAAAAATTCAAAGCGGTAGCGGAATCATCGGAGCGTTACTTAGGAATGGGTATGCCGGCCGAAATGGCAAAGGCAACGGCAACAGCAGAGTATGAGGGAAGCATGGATGTTGTTACCGGAAACATCACTAAGTTTATGGCGGAAAGAGACAAACAGAAAGAGTCGGAAATCCGCGCTCAGTATTTGGCTCAGATGCCTACACCGCAGTCTGGAAACGTAGGTCAGGTTGACTATTCAGCACAGATTAAACAGGCAATGGACGCAGGCGATTCACAGGCTGCGATTCTTGCAATATTAAGTCAAAGTGCCGCTAACAATCAGCAGGCATAAATCTAAAGGAGGTAATGAATTATGGCACAGGGCACAGCAACATCATTCGCTGTTCCTAATTTTAGCGGAATGTTATTCGCTAAAGGGCAGACAGCAACACCGTTCTCTACGATGATTGGCGCAAGACCTCTTGTAACCAATCATGTAGAGTTTACTTGCGGTCAGGAGTACAACACAGAAACAGGCGAACAGCCGGAGATTTCTGAAACAGCATCCCTTACTGCACCACAGCCGGAAATGGTAACTAGAAGCCAGCTTACCAATGTAACTCAGATCTTCCAGAAATCCGTGGCGATTTCTTACGGAAAGCAGAGTAACATGGGTACACTGCAGGGTATCAATGTAGCCGGTCAGCAGGCAAATCCTATGGACGAGCTTGCATTTCAGGTTTCTCGTAGAATGGCAAAGATCGCACAGGATATTGAGTACACATTCATCAACGGAAAGTACGCAAAGGCAACTACCGATGCAGAAGCCAATAAAACAAGAGGACTTCTGACAGCTATCACAACCAACGTACTTGATCTTGCTAAAAAGCCTCTCACATACTGGCTTGTAGCAGAGGGATTAAAGTCTATCCACGATCAGGGAGCAAAGACAGATAACATCGTCCTCGGAGTTGATGCAACTACAATGTTGCAGCTCAACCTTGATGCACAGCAGAACAACCTTACAATCGTTCCCCTCGGAAGAGAAGTGAACGGTATCAAATTACAGACGGTAGTTACCCCTCTCGGAGAAGTGGCAGTTGCTCTGTTTGATACTATGCCTACCGGCACCGCTGTTCTGTTCGATCCGTCCATCATGGCTCCGGTTCATCAGATGGTTCCTGGTAAGGGCAATTTCTTCCTGGAGCAGCTCGCAAAGACTGGTGCAGGAGAAACATATCAGATCTTCGGACAGATTGGTTTGGATCACGGGCCTGAGTGGATGAGTGCTAAGTTCACAAATATTTCCACAGATCTGCCGAGCGTACTGACAGCAACCAAAGCATCGGGGGAATAACAGGTCATACCCTTAACGGTGGTTCCAGTATCGTAGCCGATTCTTCTGTTTCCACATCATCAGATGCGAGCACAGAAGAGACGGTTACTGATGCCACAAAGAAGTATACAGAGGAAGAACTTAATGCTCTGACAGTGGCTCAGATTAAGGCTATCGCAGCGGAACGTGGGTATGACACAAAAGAAACCGTGAAAGCAAAAATAATCGCAGAGTTCTTAACTCAGCAGGGATAAGAAAGTGAGGACGGAGCATGAACGCAAAATTATTGAAAGTCATCCTCGATGATGAAACTCTCACTGATGAGCAGATTACCGTCCTCCTTATGAAAGCCCAGAAACAGGCTGCAAATCAGCATTTTTGGGCGGATGATGATGAGCCTACCGATGAGGAATTGGAGAGATTTTACAAACGATACGAGTTTGAAATCTACGATTTGGCAAAAGCAATCAACTCCGATGATGCAAGGGGCGGTTTGGTGTCTCATACAGAATTGGGCGTTACCCGTAACTGGGGACAAACAGGAAAAAAAGACATTGAGATTGCCTTATCAAAGATACCGCCAAAAACCTATGTTGGTTTGTTAAGGAGGGATGCCAATGCTGAGACTTAGAGACCTCAGAATAAATCAGGTTCCATTCTTCTATCAGACCTACGAGGGGACGGCAGACGAAGTGGATGAGGACGGAAACCTTACCGGAGAAAGCGTACCGAAATATTCCAATCCGGTGCGTGTGCTTGCGAGAGTAAGCCCAAACTCCGGCAACGCCGAGGACTCTCCGTTTGGCAAGGATGTTGTCTATGACAAGACCATATCAACTGTCAAGAAGCTGCCTATTGATGAATACTCGAAGCTCTTCATTGATGTAGTTCCCGTTCTCAATGAGGACGGTTCTACGGACACAGAACCAGATTATATATGTGTTTGCCCTAAACATGATTTGCAACAGAATCTATGGGCGATACGGAAGATAAAGGGGGTGGAGATGTGCAAGACACCATCCACATAAACCCATTTGACCCGGACAGCATAGACGAAGCCATAAAGAAATTGGAAAAGCGAAAAGAGCGCATACACAAGTGTGCTGAGGCATTGATCCGAAAACTCACAAATCTTGGCGTTGAAAAAGCACAGGAGCTAGTTCCGGTAGATACCGGAGTGGCAAGAGCATCCATTATTGGCTATCTGGATGAAGCAGAGGGTGTTGGTATCATCAGTGCCGGTGGCTACTGCAAATATATTGAGTTTGGTACCGGCGTAAAGGGTAGGGATAGTTCCCATCCGAGCGAAGAGTACAAAGCAATCATGCAGTGGGCGTACAATTCCGGCGCAACAATCTTTACCACAAAAGACGGTAGAGAGGGCTGGTATTATCCGGCTGACGATGGAACATGGCGTTTTACAGAGGGTATGCCGTCAAGACCATTCATGTACGAGACGGCACAGTATCTTAGAAAAGAAGCAACCAAAATAGCAAGCGAGGTATTCAAGGATGGTTAAGGACAATGTGAATTTGTATTTTACCAACCTCCTGAAAGACTTGCAGAACAAATATAGCGGTTTGAAAGGAGGACAGGTGTTCAAAGCAACACCGCCGTCTTTCCCTTATATGTATTTCAAGCAGATAGGAGGGAGCGGTGCGTTACCTACACTTTCAAATACTGAGGATGGCATCAATCTTGGGTTAGAAATTAAATTCTACTCCAATAAGACCGCCTCGGAGGTGCGGAAGATTGCAAACTCCGCGAGAGAATACATGGTAGGAATCGGATTTCATTGCGACTATTTTTCCCCGGTGGAGAATGTGAGCGATACTTCCATATCACAATTCCTTGCACGGTTCTCAAAATTAGAAACATGATTAACTCCATCGGATAGGGTCGCTCCTGAAAAGCACTTGCCTGGTGCCTGCCGATGGTTTTAATAAATCAAGGCTTTACCTCTTAGGCAAAGGAAAACACAAGGAGGTAGAACGAAGATGGCAAAATGTACAAACGTAACATATCTCATGCACAAAGGCGCATCAGATGAAGCGTTTTCAAAACTGGTAGATATTACGGAATATCCTGATCTTGGCGGTGCAAAAGAAAAATTGGATGTTACAACCCTCTCTGACAAGAAAAAGAGAACCATTGACGGCATTGAAGATTCTGGGGATCTTGACTTTAAGGCATGGTATGAGAAAGCGGATTACCAGAAACTTTTAAAAATTCAGGAAGCCGGTACTGTTGACACATATCAGTTATGGTTCGGAGAAGAGGGAATTGACGGAAAATGGGAGTGGTCCGGAACGATGTCAGTATATGCGACAAGCGGATCATCCAATGCAGCCAGAGAAATGTCATTCTCCATCACAGATGAGGGTGCTGAGGCACTTCATTTTGTGACAGAGTAAGAAACGCAGATCAGTGGCAGGGGAATAAACCCCTGCCGCATAAATAGGACAAATTAACGAAAGGACGGTTAATAAGTATGATTTTACAGACAGCGAATGGACCTAAAGAGATTAAAGTAGCGGATCTCGATTTTACAAACCTTATGTGTGATCTGGAAGATCACGATGTAGATGTAATGGGACTTCTGGATGATGATACCAGAGAGAACATGAAGATTTTTAAGACGATCAGAGCAATCATCGCAGTCCTTACCGGCACAAAGGATCTCACAAAAGCCGGAAAGATACTGAGCGAACATTTGAAGTACGGCGGTTCCATGGATGAAGTCATGGAAGCCTTTACGGAGGCAATGAAAACCGCGGGTTTTGGCGAGGAAGCCGAGGAACCTCCGAAGAGCGGAGGAAAGAAAACCAAGGCAGCAACAGAGTAGAGGAAATAGATCTCAGTAAATACAAAACATTTACAGAGATTATCAATAAAGTTTGGCTTCCCAACGCTCTCCTTTATGGAGTTTCCTATGAGACCTTTTGGACATTGAACCCTACGAAATTAGAGCCATTCCAAAAGAAGAGAGAAATGGAAGCGAAAGAACAGGCCACAGCCTTAGACACGTTGGCGTGGTCCGTTGGTTCGTATGTCGTAGATGCCATGGCAATCTTCCTTGGCAGAAATGCTCCGGCATACCCAAGCCAACCAAGAAGCATGAACAGCACAGAGGACGCACCGCCAGGAGCAAAAATGACGGATGCCGACAGATTCGCTGCCTTTGCCGCAGAACATAATAAGCGATTGAGACAGCGAAGAGAAAAGTAGCTGATTACATGGGGATAGGTTGACGAACCGAAACAGCGCAAGTCCGGCGCAGTTCCCCATGTTTTCTTATTTTACGGACAAACAATACCACCCACGGACAGGGTTTTACGAAGTGAGGTGGCAAAATGCCTGATAACAGAGTCGATAGCATTTTATTGGAAATAGGAGCCACCACTGATAAGGCAGACGGTGGTATTGATAAAGTTACAAAAGCTCTTACCTCAATGAAGAAAATCACTGAGGGTATAGATACAGAAAAACTTAAACAGATAGTTGATGCAATGAAAGGTTTCTCAGGAATGGGAGACGAACTCAAAAATGCCGGTAGCGGTATGAGAAGCATAGCATCTTCTATTAAGTCTTTGTCAGGAATTGATACTGCAAAATTAAGAGAGGTTGCTGACACAGTAAAAGAGGTCAGTTCCGCACTTGGCAACCTTGGTTCAAACAACAAAGTCAGCATCAGAATTGACTCTGAGGGAGCTGCCCGTAGAAGTGTAAAACCACTGGAAAACGGTCAGGAGGCAGCAGCATCCACAGAGGGAGTTGCAACGGCAGCCGAAGAGGCACAGGCGGCTATGGACGGTGCAGCAACATCGGCAAGCCGGTTAGCGCAGGAAGAAAGTCAGCTTGGAGCCGCAGGACAAAGTGCAGCAGCAGGAGAGGAAGCCCTTAACGGAAGTCTAAACCAGACAAATACAAATTCTGCAAACCAGCGGATTCAGCAGCTCATAGATCAGATCAACAAATACAAAGCCACTATCAGCGGCATGGAGAGTGGCAAAATTCGGTTCGATACCGGACAGTATGAGGAAGCAGTAAACGGTCTGAGACAGGCGCAAGAACAGTTCAAGCAGTTTAAGGAAACGGTGTCTCAGTCTCCTAAGAATATGGAAGATGTGGCAAAGTCCATTAAATCCATCGGAGATGCGGCGCAGAAATGTGGACTTGGAACCTTTTCTTCTTTGCTAAATGGTATTGCGTCAATACTTCCGGCTATTGAGACTGGCGGCATGGCGGCAAACGCCGGGTTCCAATCTATGGCAGTAGGTCTTGAAGCCGTTCAGGCGGCAATACCGATTATTGGTATTATCCTGACAATCCTTACTGCAATCATCAATGCGGTAAGGCAAGTGGCAAATGCTGTAAAGAACGAGACACAAAAAATCATTTCTGCCGTGAAAACGGTAGTGAACAAAATCCGTTCTGGGATTGCTGCAATTATAAATAAATTCAAGGAACTCAAAAAGAGAGTGAGAGAGAGCCTTGGATTTTCAGAAAAACAATCCGGTGCATTTGCAAAGAAACTCGGCTCAATCATCCGACTTGGAACGTTCATGTTATTACGTTCAATGTTTACGCACCTATTTGAACTCGTAAAAACAGGATTCGATAACCTTGTTATTTATTCAAAAAGAGCCGGAACAGAGTTTCACAAAAATGTAAATCTGCTTTACAACGATTTACGTCAGCTTGGAGCATCGCTGACAACTGCATTTGAACCAATACTGAATGTGGTTACTCCAATTCTGGATTACCTGATCCAGAAGCTCATTGCAGCAACAAACGCATTGGCGCAGTTCTTTTCCGCTCTTACAGGCAAGAAGTTCTACACCAAGGCGATAAAACAGAATAAAGATTACACAGATTCCTTAAACGGTGCTGCAAAGGCGGCAAAGAACCTTACCACCGGCATAGATGAGCTTAACATCCTGAGCGATGATAAAAGTGGCAGTGGAAGCAACAGCGGAGCCGATGGAAGTGGTTATGAAACCGATGAGATTGCTGATAAGTACAAAGATCTCGCACAGATGATTAAGGATGCCTGGGATGAAGCTGATTTCTACGATGTAGGAAGAATGTTCGGAGAGAAACTGAAAGAAGCTCTCGACAACATCCCGTGGGACGGCATCAAAGCATCTCTGAGAAAGATTGCAAAGTGCATCGCCACATTCCTGAACGGTTTCCTTGAAACTCCCGGATTGTTCACATCAATAGGTGTGACAATAGCGCAAGCTATTAACTCTGCATTTGAGTTCGTTGATTCATTTGTAGAAAACTTCCATTGGAGCAGTCTCGGAACGGCAATAGCAGATCTTATCATTGGTGCATTAGACACTCTTGACTGGACGCTGATAAACAAAACCGCAAAGGGACTTGCACAGGGTATCGTAGATGCAATTAACGCCGCCCTGCAGACAGAAGATCTCTGGAAGAAAATTGGAACAGCAATTTCCAATGCAATAAACTCAGCGATTCTATTTGCAAAGACATTCGTTACCGGATTGGATTGGGCTTCACTCGGAACCGCAATCGGCAATCTGCTTGGCAATGCAATAGCCGGAATTGATTATGTTGGCATTGGAGAAACATTCGCCGGTTTTGTAAATGGTGTATTTACTGCCGTACTGAATTTCTCAAAGACTTTCCCATGGAAAGATATTGCTACGAACTTTGCAAACGGTGTCAACACAGCACTGAAAAAACTCGATTGGAATACCATCAAAGACGGTTTCGATACTTTCTGTGAGGGACTTGGAACAAATATAAATACCGCAATTACGGAGATCGACTGGAATCTTGTAGGCACAACGCTTGGCAACAGCATCAAGACACTTTTCAGCGGTCTTGGAAAATTCCTTGCAAAGATAGATTTCAAGAAAATCGGAAGCGACTTTGCCGGTGCAATTAACAAGGCAGTTAAGACTATCGACTGGAAAGAAGCCGGAGGCACAATCAACTCCCTTATATCTGGTGTTTGCACACTGATTAACACTTTGATAGATGAGGTGGACTGGTACGAACTTCTAAAGGGCGTAGGAACGGCAATGTCCGAGATTGATTGGGACACAATCCTCAAAACAGTCTTTAAGGTATTTGCAGCAAAGTGGACATTCAAGAATATGTTCAAATGGGTATCATGGACCGCCATTTGGAACGAACTGAAAACAAGCGTTGTTGAGGGAATATCAAAGAAGTTTGGAATTGGATCTGATGATGGAGAAATAAACACCGTTGGAGAGAAAATAGTCAGTGGCTTGCTTGGTGGAATATCTAAATCCCTTTTGCCAGCACCATTGCAGACAGCGTTGAGTTGTTTCGGAAATGTGACAGATGTTGTCAAAGGAATATTTGGCATAGGCGGTTCATCCGATTCAACCGTATTCAGCACACTTGGAAGCAATCTTGTCACTGCTTTCAATGGAGGCATCGGAAAGAAATTCTCAGACTGCCAAGCAAAAGTTACGGAGTGGGCCGGAAAGGTCAATGACTGGTTCTCAGGTACGAGCTTTGGAAAGATTTGCAAAGAGACTTGGGAAACCCACGGTCAGAACATCATAACCGGCTTTAAGGACAAGATAGGCAATGCTTATACCACCACGAAAGACAACATCACGACTTGGGCTGCTAAGGCCAAAGAGTGGTTCAACAATTCATCATTTGGTGGGGTCAACATGGAAACATGGACCGGATATGCAAATGACATTATCTCCGGCTTCAAGACGAAAGTGGGAAATGCCTATACACAGACCAAGGACAATATTACCACATGGGCCTCAAAGGCAAAGGAATGGTTTAATAGTTCTTCATTCGGCGGAGTGAATAACGGTACATGGACCACCTACGCAAATGATATTATCACTGGTTTCAAAACAAAGGTGGGTAACACATACACCACTACAAAAGATAACATCACAACCTGGGCGAGCAAAGTTAAGGAATGGTATACGAGCAGCGGTTTTGGAAACATCAATAGCAACACCTGGCAGACCTACGCAAACAATATCATTTCCGGCTTCCGGGAAAAGGTAGGAAACACCTATACCACCACAAAGAACAACATTACTACTTGGGCGAGTAGCCTGAAAGATTGGTTTTCTGGATCTTCATTCGGAAATATCAACAATGCCACATGGACCACTTATGCAGGAAATATCATAACTGGTTTCAGGAACAAAATAGGACTGTCGTACACAGATACGAAAAGCAATATCACAACATGGGCTTCAAACCTCAAAACGTGGTTCTCTGATAGTGGTTTTGGAGGCATCAATAGTTCTAAGTGGAGTACCTATGCAGAGAATATTATTTCCGGCTTCAAAACGAAAATCGGAAACAGTTATACGACTTGTAAGAGCAACATTACAACATGGGCTTCTAATGTAAAAACGTGGTTCACAAATACCTGTTCTTATGACAAGTGGTATGACATTGCAAAAAATGTGGTAGATGGTTTTAAGAACGGTATAGGAAATCTGTACTCTACCTGTAAGAACAACATTGAATCGTGGGGCAGCAGTATTATCTCATGGTTCAAAGACAAGCTGGATATTAACTCTCCGTCCAGAGTATTCAAACGATTAGGTGCATATTCCGTAGAGGGATATAACATCGGCGTAGAGAAAGAGGGAGAGAAAACAAAAGGAATTGTCACTTCCTGGGTAGATTCATTCGCTGATATGGACGTGAACCTCGGAACACGTCTGAAAATCAATGACAGTGCATTGAAAGAATACAGCAACAATTATGGAAGTGATTTCACGAATGAAGCAATCGTGCAGCGTGTGACAAGGGAGGTATCTACAAACGGAACCGTGCAGGCAACGCTTAATTCCGGTGGCGGTCTGAAAGAAGCTATCAAAGAGGCTCTGGACGATCTTGGAATAACAACCGCTGTGAGTGAGATTTCCAAGAACACCAAGACACAGGCTGATAAGAAAGAACAGACGATTGTTGAAATCGGTGGAAAGACAGTTACGGATGCAGTAACCACACAGCGCAATGCCAACGGTTACAGCTTCCAAGGAGCGTAAAGGAGGGATATGGAATGGCTTATATATCAGTAAATGGTTATGACTTTCCCCCTCCTAAACGTGGGGCAAAGCCAACTGTATCTACAATGGTGGATGCCGGAAGAAATGCCAACGGCACGGTCGTAGGGCAGAGAGTTGGGCGAGATCAGTACAAACTCGACACTCTGGAATGGCCGTGGCTGACGGCAGCAGAGTGGAGCCGGATGCTTACGGTGCTGAGTGCGTTTTTCGTATATGTCACTTTCCCAGATCCGGTCACTATGAAAAAAATAACAATAAAGATGTACCCCGGAGATAGGACGGCAGAACCATATTGGATTGATACAGACGGAAATCCAATTACCTATCAGAGTTGCAAAGTAAACCTTATTGATTGTGGAGAGTGATGGCGTATGCAGAAAGTATCAAATGAATACAAGGCAAGCATGAAAAGCTCTCTGAGAGAGCGGTCATACATGATGATTTCATTCGGTCTGGTAAATCAGGAGGCACAGGCCAACGCAACTGTCATGGGAAATAATTTTGCCTATTACTCAAAGCAGACCGGCTTATTCGGTCAGCGAAAAGAGGACACTGTATATGCCACACTCGAACATGATTTCACAAAGGTTGACGGATCCATGTATTTTCTTCCCAGAGAGAATACATCCGGCAACTACTACGACACCGGTTTGATAAGCAAGCCTCTGATTCCATCAAGCGGATATGAGCTGCTTATCGAACTGAATGTTGTAGCAACAGACATTAAAGGACTGACTATCAATTTTGGAGAGGTTTATCCTACCAGGTTCGACATACTCACGAGTAGCGGACAGAGAATAGAGATTGCTGACAACGATCAGTCAGAGTTCAGTACAGAACAGGTGTTAGAGAATACCACATATATAAAATTCATCTTCTACAAGATGAAAAATCCATATTCCAGACTGAGGATTTATTCAATTCAGTTAGGCTACGGTCTTGTTTATTACAATGACGATATTATGGATTCTAAATTAGACAGCTACATATCCCCAATTTGCGAGGATGTTCCACAGATAGATTTCATGGTTAAGTTACAGAATTACGATCAGTATTTCAATGTAGACAACCCAAACTCAGCAATCAACTTCTTGGAGACAGGGCAGGAGATGTATGTCTGGTACGGTTATCAGTTGCCGAACTCAGACACTATCGAATGGATAAGAGGGGCAAAGTTACAGTGTAGTGCATGGGAAAGCGATGATTACTCGGCAACGATAAGGTGTCAGGATCTTTTCAGAAACATGGACGAGGAATATTACAAAGGCTGCTATGCTCCGGCAGGAATCACATATTACCATGCAGCAGAATTGGTCTTTCAGGATGCCGGAATTGAGGAATACTACATTGATCCGTACCTCAAAAAGTCAACCACAAAAAACCCCATACCGAGGGTTAAGCACAAAGAGGCTTTGCAGATTATCGCTAATGCCTGCAGATGTGTTCTTTCACAGAACCGGTACGGCAGACCACAAATTAAATCCTCATTCGCACCGGAGTACGACATAACGTGCAACGGAGAGACAGAGTATTCCCATGTTCGGAATATAAAGAGTGAGACTGCAAAACAGGAGTACGCTTCATTTGCACACAACTACACCACTGTAAATGCAGAAATGTATTATCTCCCGGAGAACCAGAGTAAGGCAGATAAGTATACCGGATATATTTCATTACAGCAGTCCAATAAGGATTGCCTATTTGAAGAAAATCCGATTATCTACATAACTCAGGAAACCGCCTGCATGTACTATGGTTTGCAGTTAATGTTTGGCTCTACACTGCCTGACGGAATTATATTCAGGACTTTCAATGACGGCAAAAAGGTGGATGAGTATGAGGTAAATTCGGACATTACAAAGAGGCTGATAGTGCAGCACGATTTTGATGATTTTGATTTGATGGAGATTGAGTTCACAAAGACAAAAGAACCATTCAACCGCATAGTCGTTAATTACTTCTCATTTGGCGATATAACGGATTTTACAATGGAAAGGCAGGATATGACCTCTTCTCCAAAATCAATCAAACAGGAGCTTGTCAAGGCAGTCAGAGTGCCATGCTATTCCTACCAGAAAGGAACTGCGGAAGAAACTCTTATTAGTGAAGAGACGGAGGCAGTAAAGGGAGATATTCAGACGTATTATCTCGGAGATCCGACTTATGGATGCAGAGCTACGTTCAATTCCTCGGCATCAAACGTCAGCATCATAGAAAACGGAGATTATTATGTGACAGTTAAGTTTCTGATTACTGGCAAGTACCAGTTTGAAATTATAGGACACAGATACAACATTGTTGAACAGTATGCCGTAAAAACGCTCAATAGCAGAGGAAAGACCATAACATGGAAAAATCCTCTGGTAAGCGATATGGAAACGGCAAACCACTTGGCAGACTGGCTTGGGGATTATTACAACGCCGGTATTGAGTACGAATACAATACCCGTGGAAATCCAGAGATTGATGCGAACGACATTGTTTATCAGGAGAACGCATATCGCCCTGGATTAAAGGTCAATATCTACCGCCACATTGTTAATTTCTCACAGAGTTTATCTGGAAAGGTAATTGCCCGTAGGGTATCAGAAAAATAAGAACAGAAAGGAAGAGGAAAATGAATGGCTATTAAATCCGTACAGGCTATCGTAAACGGTGTGACTACCACACTCACATACGACAGCGCATCAAAGACTTACAAGGCTACGCTTACCGCTCCGGCAAAGTCCTCATACAATCAGTCAGGACATTATTACGGAGTACAGATCATCGCCAAGGATGAGGCCGGCAACACGACTACCGTAAACCAGTCGGATGCCACACTCGGAAGTAAGCTGAGGCTTACGGTAAAAGAGAAAACCGCACCGGTTATCACAATCTCTTCTCCGACAGCATCACAGTTACTTACGAGCAATCAGCCGACAATTTCATTCACAGTCACAGATGATGATTCTGGTGTCAATCCAGATACAATCAAACTGCTTATTGATGGTTCTGAAATATCTGGAATCACAAAGACAAAGACAACGTCCGGTTATTCATGCAGTTATAAACCGTCCACAGCACTTTCAGACGGTTCACACACCGTTGTTGTAAAAGCATCCGACTATGACGGCAATGCAGCTACTCAAAAGAGCGTTTCATTCAAGATCGATACTGTACCGCCTGAGTTATCAGTTACAAGTCCGGTAAACAAACTTGTCACGAATAAAACCAAAGTAACGGTAGCCGGAACTACCAACGATGCAACATCAAGTCCGGTTACACTGACAATCAACGGCAGTGCAGTAACTGTATATGACGATGGTACTTTCTCAAAGGATATAACCCTGAAAGATGGCTCAAACACCATTACCGTTGTAGCAAAGGACGGAGCCGGAAGAACCACGACCGTCACAAGAACAGTAACCCTCGATACAAAAGCACCGGTTATCTCAGATGTTTCATTGGCACCGAACCCGGCGGATGTCGGAGCAACCTATGTAATTTCTGTTTCGGTAACAGATTAGGCGGTGCGGCATGGCAGCTAACATATTGGTAAGGAACGTTACGATAAGTCCAAACCCCGTGCAGGCAAAGGGGAAATACACAATCTCAGTTTCCATTGAGGAACTGAAAGGCGTTGCATTTGTCGGCAATTATGTTGGCTCCTATGTCAATATATCAGACAAGGAAATTCCTGATAAATTGCCACTGGCATACGTTGGCAATTACACCAAAGGATAGGAGGCGATGAATAATGGCTGATATAGCAAATGTCACAGGAACACTTGACGATAAAGAACTGAATTTTCAGCACTCTATCGGAACCGTATATAAAGCCTCCGCAAGCATAGATGGTTCGGAAAAGGATCATGTAGCCGTATTGACGGCAACGGATTCTGCCGGGAATAGTACAACGGAAACAATGGTTATTTCTATCTCGGGTTCCTGGACCACTCCAAAAACAGATTGGTACGGTTACACAGACGATGATGGGATTTATCACGGAGACCGGTTCAACACGGAAGATTTCAACCGGATAAAGAACAACCTCGCATATCTCAGAGAGATAGCCGTGGCAATGTACCAGGAGTTTTCCATAAACGATCTGGGAGACGATAGGAGCAAAGACCAGTATTTTTATGCGGACGAGATAAATCAGTTGGAAGAAAACATTAAGCTCATAGCTGAAAACACATTTAAGCCGGACATAGGGGAGAACCCCTTATACACAGCGAATGGAAAGATTTTTGATTTCAACGAACTCAACCGCATTGAAAGCCTGATTTTGGATTTATTCAATCAGTTATTAAACCAATACAGAGGTCGGCAGATGCTTACCTTTAACTTTGGCATAAGGAGGGAGGCGTTCTAAGTGGCGTGGGAACGATTAAAGACAGACTACAAGGATGCCGTATGGTCCGGTCTGCGGAAGTTCATACCTATTGACAATGGGGACGGCAGTTATTCCGTAAAAGATGTGACCCAGTATACGGTGTATGATGAATCGTTTTTCGGTGCGTATGATGCCAACCGCATCAATACAGCCGTCAACGCAATCATGGCAGCATTGGAAAACGGAACAGATTTGTATGAGGTATTCACAGAGTTTTTTGAGAACCAGAAAGTTGAGTTTGACAAGAGAGCAAATCTTGATCTCGACTCATTCAATATCTTTCTCGACAATTTGCAGGCAACGGCAAATGCGGATGTTGTGCAGTTAAAGAAAGACTACACATCTGAAATGACAACGTTTGAGAACAATCAGGAAATATTGTTTAATCAATGGTTTTCAATGATTAAAGATCAGTTGTCAGCGGATGCAGCCGGAAAATTGCAGAATGAAATCAACGATGTGGAAACCCACATCAGAAACCTTGCAGTGAAGATACATTTCAACGATACCGTTGGAACTGCTGCTGCAATAACTGTACAAAATGTAACATCCGGTAACAAATATACTGTTACAGATTATACTCAGCCTTTGTATCTCACAGAGGCAGGAGAGTACACAATAAGCATTGCGAATGACAACTATATAGTTGCTCCGAAAACATTTTCTATCAGCAATGCGGATCTTATGACACATAAGACTTTCAGAATCATGGACGGCAACGGATTGGCGTTTGTCGATGGTTTTGTAGGAGCCTATGTAAATAAATAACGGAGGTAGACAAAATGAGAGATTTCCCTAAGAGACTTGCAACCGCCGAGGACATTAGAAATTGTAAATCCTTGGTGGATGATGGCGCATTTGCAGCAAAAGACCTGTTGGAAGCCATCGAAGATCTTGAAAGCATGAATTATCTTCATTGCCCGGTTCTTGCGGTAGGAGAGGATAAGAAAACTGTTACCATTCTCTATTGTGCTGAGGCAAAAGCAAATACAAAGGCGATTGTCGGAAATAAGACGGTAACAATCACAAACGTAACACATGAAGAGGGAGAACCGGATGAGATTACAGGAGAGAAGCAGTTGGAAACGACCGTTATCTCCACATCCGCTATGGTATCTGTGGATGCAACAGAAATCGCAGTTACCGCACCATACACCATTTACGACAGTCTCGGCATGACAGCCGAAGAACTGAATCAGATTAAGGAGGAATTGGCTAATGAGTAAATTCTACGGTTATGATGAGGCAATGGAGAATGACATTGCGAAGATAACCACCCCGAAACTTGCGCTTATGTCCGATGTCGTTGCATCTGACAAGAAGTTTATCCGCATGGAGAACGGTTCCCTTACTGTTATCGCAGGAGTTTTGATTGCGGTAGGCAATTCTGTTTTTAAGACAGAAAAAACCACTCTTACAGCGAGCAACTTGGACGGAACAGCAACTAAGTTTGAGGTGGGAAAGGACTACTGCATTTATATCTGTGATCCTACCGGTGGAGATGCCACGAACTTTGCCGCAGAACAGTATCGTATTTCCCTTAATACGACATATCCAAACGGTTATACGGCAGTTACATCAAGAAAAATCGGTGGCTTCCATTACGGCGTAGTCAGAAAAACAAATAGTTCCGGTATTCCAATCAGCGCATCAGGCGCGGCATTAGGAAGTGGATGGGAAACAAACGTAGCGGAGGGCATTGTACCTAATTCCGTTTGGACTCTTCTCCACAGACCTACTTGCGATCCTACCGGAATGGTATTCATAGGACCGTTCTGGGGCGATATTTACCTTTCATCCGATAACGGAGCCAGTGGTTTGCAGAGCAAAAAGGGTGTTGTGCCGATTACTGGAACAGAGGGATTGAATTGGTATATTGCCAATGAGAGAGCTATGAGAGTAGGAAAAAGACTTCCTACCTACGCTGAGTTCTGTAAGGGTGCATACGGATCTCCGCAGGGAGAGGATGGCAACAACACTTACGCATGGTCTGCGACCTCGAATACAGCAAGAACCACTTGCGGAAATGTTAAGAACGCTGTTTCTGCAACGAACGTTCGAGACCTCGTAGGAAATGTATGGAAGTGGTTGGATGAGTTTATCCATGATCCGACAGGCTCATCTTGGAACTGGTATGACGTTATGAGCGGTCAGAAAGTTGGCCAGCTTTACATGGCCAACAACACTGGCTTGCACGCGCTCGTTGGCGGTGGCTGCTGGTACTACGGGGTTCGCGTTGGTTCGCGGACTGTGAGTTGCGGCAGTTATCCGTGGAACGTGTACACGAACGTTGGCGTGTGGTGCGTCTGTGACTCGCTGTAAGCTGATGGGGACCGGCGAAAGCCGAGTCCCTTGCAGTTGAAAGGTTGGGTGTAATGGCATACGAAAGTAAATATGAAAATCCCTCCACTCTGAAAATGGACTACGTTCATACAGAAGCACACCAGATGGCATACGATCTCTCAGTATATCTCCACAGAAAAGTAAGGGATATGCCACATTACGAGAAATTCACTCTGCAAAAGGATATACGAGAAAGCATAGACGGAATCATGGATGAGATAGAAGCATACGAGAAATCAAAAACAATCAGCCACCTTTATGCAGCTGACAGGCTGAAAGGAAAACTGGTACGGAAAATCCGAATGTCGCACGATCTTAAATATTCTGCGATGAATGACAGGGTATACGAATATTGTGCAACACAGATCGGTATTCTCGGTGCGTATATCGGAGGGTTAATAAACAAGGCACAAAAGGAAAAGAAATCAAAATAAGCAACTATCTTGGGGTAGCTGTTAATTCGCACTGTCGCTCCGTGGCTTGCACGCGCTCATTGGCGGTGGCAACTGGAACAACGGGGTTCACGATGGTTCGCGGACTGTGAATTGCAACAATTATCCGTGGAACGTGAACACGAACATTGGCGTGTGGTGCGTCTGTGACTATTTAGAAACTGTCAGATTGGTGGAGCTATGGCTTGCCAACAAGGATTATTTGATAATCATTTATTGAATAGTCAGACGGCTATCCCGACCCGTGCAAACCGGGCGAACTTAAAACAGCGAAGCCAAATAGTAGCGAAAGCGAAGGAAGTGTGGCGTAAGCATTATTTATGAAGAGAATAACAGGTCTTATGAAAAACATCTGTACCATGAAGAACGCATTGATCGCATATCAAAAGGCGAGGCGGTGCAAAAGGTACAGACCGGAGGTTTTGGAGTTTGAAGCAAACAGAGAGGAATACCTCAGCAAAGCCATCCGGGAATTGGAAAGTTTGACATATACTCCTGGAAAGTACAAGGTATTCAAAGTTTGGGAACCCAAAGAGCGTATAATCATGGCTTTGCCATTTTACGATAGGGTTATCCAACACATGATTGTCAATTACATAGAGCCGATATTTGAGCATCAGTTCATCTACCATTCCTATGCTTGCAGAAAAGGGAAAGGTGCTCACAGAGCCAGCAAGCAGTTGACAAGGTGGCTATATAATCTGGAAGTCGTGCAAGGCAAATCAGTCTATGTACTGAAAGCCGACATACACCATTATTTCCAGAGCATAGACCACAAGGTTCTGAAAAGAGAAATTAGAACCTACATTAAAGACAAGGACTTACTCGTAATCCTTGACCGGATAATAGACCATAATGGGATATTCCCGGACGGTGTCGGTATACCGGTTGGAAATCTTACGAGCCAACTATTTGCCAATGTGTATTTACACCGATTGGATATGTTCGTAAAACATACACTTCATGCGGAACATTACATGAGATATATGGATGATTTTGTGATTATATCAGAAGATCTCGAACAGTTGAAACGGTGGGAGAAACAGATAGAAATATTCCTTGCGGATGTTCTTAAATTACAATTAAATCCAAAAACAACCATTGTTTATGCAAAGAACGGAGTGGATTTTGTTGGATATAGGCATTGGAACTCTACGAAGAAAATCAGAAAGGATGCTATGCGTAGACTGAAACGCCTTATGAAGAATTTCAAAGATGGAACTATCACGGAAGAATTTTTCGACAAATCGTTTACAAGTAGAATTGGTTCGATAAAACACGCCGACACCTATAATCTGGTGCAGAAGATCACCTGTGAAGCAAAGGAGTTAAAGGAAAGTCATGCGTGATGGAAGTTATGTCATTGTAGATAGGCTGTGTGAGGCAACCACACAACTGCTTGAAATAATTAAAAAGCAGGAAGAAATCATTGAGCAGTGCAGAATATCGGATGAACTGCATAAGGAACTCGATGATATGAAAAACGACGTGGATCAGAAGATGGATTTAATTGAGTATGATTTGAGATCATACAGACGGGAGTGTGAAGAATGATAGATTTTATCGTGAAATATTGGATCGAGTTTCTTTTTGGATTGATAATCAGCGGAATGGGCGTGATGGCGAAGCTGATGTACAATCAGCACTTAAAAAACAAAGCCATTGACAAGGGTGTAGAAGCTCTTTTAAGAAATGGTATCGTTCAGACATACAATAAGTGGTCTGAGAGGGGTTACTGCCCTATATACGCACGAGAGAACGCCACAAGGATGTATGAACCTTATCACATACTTGGCGGAAATGATGTTGCGACAGACTTAATCGAAGATCTGAAAGGACTACCGACAGAACCGCAAAAGAAGAAAGAGGGTGTAGAAGATGATACTTAAAATTCTTATAGGTTTCGCTCTCGGTTATATTGCAGCTTGCGTGACATTTTACATCCTGCAGAAAAGGGAGCGTAGGCGGAGAAAAGAGAAGAAAAAGAAAGTAAGCCTGAACACCTATGCAAAGGTAGCCACTACTGCGGTATTGGCTCATGGGATGATCCTTACATCGTGTTCCTATATCCTCTCATGGATAGGTATGGACCCGGTGGTGGATGTATCAAGCACAATCGTCAAAGAAATCGTAGCTCCATTGGTGGTTTACCTTGGAACAAATACGATTATGAACATCTTTGAAAAGAACAAACTCAGTTTTTCAGTACCAATCAACAGCACCGTCATAAGCAAAGACGGAACCACACACAAAGCCTCTGATGATGAGGCAGTAGGATAGGAGGTCATATTATGACAATGGAATTTTTAATTGTAGCACTGTTCGCAGTATCATTACTCACAAACCTTACCGTTGAGGGAATCAAGAAACTTCTGGATAAGAAATCTGTTGACTATTCATCGAACGTGATGGCAGCAGTTACCGCAGTCGTTATCTCCGTGGCACTGTCCGCCGGGTATCTGATTTACACAGAAACGATGCTTAACGCAAAGATTGGCGTTGAACTCATTGCCCTTGCGTATCTTAGTTTTTTAGTTGCCACGAACGGATATGACAAAGTTATCCAGGCAATCAAGCAGATCAAACAGATTGGGAACCAGTAAGAGAATATTATTCAGAGCCATGAGCCGGATGTGAATTAACACACCCGGCTCTTTCTTTTTAAGGAGGCACGGATCATGGCATTGAAAGGTACGACAGCACAGGAGAGGGCATGGAATTTCTTTTGTGCTAAAGGATTAAGCCATTACGCCGTAAGTGGTGTCATGGCAAGCATAAGAGCCGAGAGCGGATTCAATCCTCGCAATCTGCAGAACAGTTGTGAGAAAAAGAGCGGGTATACAGATGAAACATATACCGCTGCGGTAGACAACGGCAGCTATGGGAACTTTGCCCGGGATTCCTACGGCTATGGGTACGCACAGTGGACCTATTGGAGCAGAAAACAGAATCTTCTCAATTTTGCCAAGAAGAAAAATAAGTCCATCGGAGACGAAGAGATGCAGTTGGAATTTCTGTGGGAGGAATTGACCGGATCATACAAAGGGGTTCTTACAAAACTCAAAGCCGCAAAATCCACACAGGAAGCATCCAACATTATCCTGACCGGATATGAAAAGCCGAAAGATCAGGGGCAAAAGGTAAAGGCAACCAGGGGATCTTATGCCAAGGAATATTATAACCAGTTTGCAGTGAAAAAGGAGGAAAAGACAATGAAAGTAATTATCGGAAGTGCAAGAAGAGATGAGAACGGAAAGTATGCCGGAGGCAAGCCGGGAGATCAGGATGGCGTAGAGGTAAGCACACAGAATTATTATGTTCATACCAAAGGATGGTATATGTTCCGCTTCCTGAGTGACGAACACGCAAAGAAAGTTGCTAAAGCAATGTGGGATGCCTGCATGAACAACAATATCGGCTACTGTCAGGCACACAGATCCATTATGGCAATGCTTAAAAAGTACGGCAACATGAAAGCAATCGGAGAAAAGACAGAAACAGATTGCAGCGACCTCGTAAGAGGTTGTATCTATGAGGCAACCGGCATTGACGTGGGAGCTTTTAGCACCGCAACGGAGCCGTCAGTATTAGAAAAATCAGGCCTGTTTGCTAAAAAAGTTTCCGTTACATCTGCAACCGTCCTTAAATCAGGAGACATTCTGGTTACAAAGAGCAAAGGACATACTGTTATCGTTGTTTCCGTAGGCGGATCCGCCCCAAGCGGAAGCACATCAACATCCAAACCGGCAGTGTCGGGCAGTACAGCAAAGGTTGAGAGTGCAAGAAGTAAAGATGCAGCAATCGCCGGAAAATATAAAACAACCAGCAATCTGTACCTGAGAGTTGGAGCCGGCACTGGGAAAACTGCAATCACTTTAATGCCAGCCGGATCATCGGTACAGTGTTATGGTTACTACACAACCTACAACGGAACACGCTGGTATTATGTGGCATACGGAGACAAAATCGGATTCTGTTCATCTGCATATTTACGGAAAGCCTAA